AAGTCAGATTTAGGTAAACGAAAAGTCAGATTTAGGTAAACGAAAAGTCAGATTTAGGTAAACGAAAAGTCAGATTTAGGTAAACGAAAAGTCAGATTTGATATGAATGAAGATAATGAAAACAAAGGTTTAGCCTGGATAAATACTCCTTTTTCGCTCACGAAACTGGATAAGCAATACACTTTGTTCCAGCAGAACGTGTTGATGCTAACGAGTACCCACCTCCAAAAATTTGTGGATGAGTACTTCCTGGAGAAAAGACAGTTGGGCGACGCTCGTTCTGATTTTCTTTTTGAGCAAGGTGTGGATCATGCTGTGATGAATATCCCGCCTATCAAGATAGATATTCACGATTTCATTACTTACGAGAATATGAGCTATCAGAAGTTGAGAGCGGAGCTGAAGACAAGTATTCTTGATATGGCGGTGAAGAGCACACTGCCCGATGGCAGCGAGGAATTTACGCATATATTCAGCCGAATGCGTATACCGTTATCAAAGAACGGATATACGACTAAGGACGGAAAGAAGGTGGACCGCATACTGGGATATATCCTGCTTGAGATTGACCCGAAACTTTCTAAGCGTGTATTCGATATGGGGCAGGGGTATATTCACCATATATCCATGATAGCAAAGTTTGCCAAGAACGTGAACACTCCACGCGTATATATCTATCTCTTGCGTCAGATAGGTTTGAACCGCAGCATGGATATATCGGTGCCTTTCCTGGAACTGAAGTCTTATCTCGGTTTGGTAGAACTAGATAACAACAAGAAGGAGATTCTATTGAATGAGCTGGGCGAACCGGTTATGAACAAATACCCCAAGTTCTCGCAGTTCAGAAAGCAAGTTCTCGATGTGGTGTGTAGGGATTTGCAGAGAATGGAGAAGTTATCGCAGACGGACATTGTATTTGATGAGCTGAAAGACGATGACATCATCTATAAATCGGGCAAGCGAAAAGGTGATCCTGAGTTTATCAGGTTTCATGTAAGGCGCACTGTAGTTGGTGAGAATCACCTATCTAAGGATAAGAACACCGATATTGCTGCTACTCTGAATGAGCGATATAAACAGAACAGTGTTCAGAATACCGGTAAACCGATAGAAGGTGATATATTCGCTCATGTGCATCAGCCTACTGAAAGCAAAATTGCAACTGAGAGCGGGCAGGGAGCCGACAAGTGGAAGGCATTCTGCAAGCTCGTTATAGGCGATGCTGAGAAATCACTGCTTTCCCGCATTTCCTTCATTGGCATGAAGAACGGAAGGTTCTGCGTGGAGTGCAGCGATGATGATTTCGATATGATCCGAAAACTTGGTATCGAGGAGAAGGCTAAGGAGTTCTTCGATTGCAAAGGCTCGCTGGCTCCGGTCTTTTATCGAGGATAGTTCTAAAGGTAAAAAAGTAAAAAGGTAAAAAGCAAGCCACCATCCCGTCAGGCTCTTTTTACCTTTTTACTTTTTTTGTCCCACCCATTTCTCCCTCTTTCCGTACCTTTGCACTAGAAACATTAAAAGAAGTGAAAACGTATGAAAAGGAAAGAGATTTTGTATCTACTCTTGATAGGGGTAGTGATGATGATGTTTACGGCTTGTGCATCTTCTCGACGAGTGGTTAGCGATAACCATCAGGAAGTGAAGGACAGCGTAAAGACAGAGCAGACCGACAGCGTGCATAAGCAGGTAGCGGTGAGCGATAGCGCAGCCACGAAGGTGAGCGAGGATAAGCAAGTATCTGCCACTTCCTCGGAATCGGACGAATATGAGGAAACCATCCAGGAGAATATCACCGAGACCACCGATTCTTCCGGCAACAAGCAGAAGACCACCCAGCGTACCACCCACCGCAAGGGCAGCTATAACAACCAGTCTTCCTATGATGAGCGTTTACATCGACAGCAGCAGGAAATCAATCAGATGCAGAAAACCATCGACAGCCTTGCTATCAGTAGCCGCAATGACGTAGGTACCCACTGGGAAGCCACCGACAGCTTATCAGATACGCAGGAAAAGAATACCGCAGAAACGAGAAAGGTAACCTGGCAGAAGAAAGCCAGACAAAATGCCTTTGCCCTGTTCCTGATACTCGTAATAGTCTTATTGCTCACGGCAATTAAAAAACATACCGACAATGGGAAAGGGAAAATCTAAGCAGCGTGGTTATGACATCGTGGATAATGACGAGCAGGCAGAAGTAACGCTGCAGGATTTCGTCATCCCGGCAAAGATAGAAGCCTTCGGTAATCAGTATGAGCCGCAGAATCATTGGACTGACGGTTGCGAGGTATTCAATGATGCCCGACTTCGTGAGTATTTCAAGGCGATAGTCTGTCCGCTGGGCGACCCGCTTTCACTCTATCTGCAGGAGCTAGGCTATAAAGGTTTCCACATGCAGAATGATGAGAGTGGCGAGCCGGTCATCTATTGCAGGGCGAAATAGCCGCCTTCGTTCCCAGCGATTCTATCGCTGGTTCCATTCTCAAAAATACAATATTTCGCCGAAAATATATACAATATTTCGCGAAAAATATATAATAGATTTCTAATCACTTAAAATACAATGATTTATGGGTAAAGATAAAAGACCTCACAACTATCTGAAGATAGCAGAGGAGAGTGAAACAGGCAAGAAGCTGAAAGCATTTTTTGCCGAGTGTAGTGAAGCAAGCGAGAAGGCGAGAGCCTGGGTAGAGAAACAGGGAGGTGATACCTATTACGAGTCGCCAGAAGGCTTTGCCGGTGGCGTGGCTATGGTAGAGTTCAAGAACACCATCAGCAAGGAAGGATGGACCAACATTCAGGAGCCTACCAAGGACGGAATGCAGAGCACATCGCTTTTTATCCCAGAAGAGAACAGTGACCTGGAGAAGGAAATGATGGCTCTTCCGCTGGTAAGCGAAGCAGCTCTTATCGCTATCCTGAAGTTTAAACCAAAGATGGCGAAGGACAAGGACGGAAAGGAAGTGCAGCTTCCGTTCACCTTCGGCAACACTACGCCTGTGCTCTTTCTGCATCACGGTTTCTTCTATACCGATGTGCCTTATGAGAGCACGAGCGATGACTGCCAGGTAATCACGGAGAAGGAGTTCCTTCGCCGAAAGATGGCAGCAGTAAATGAAGGCTAAATTACTATTTTTTATCATATTATATATATTTAGGTCTTAGGTTTTAAGTTTTTAAGGTTAAATTTTCAGCCAGCCGTCCGTGATGGATAGCTGGCTGTTTTCTGTTTACTTCTCGCGGTGAATCTCTTCCGCAACCATGCCATAGCCTGACTGCTGAGAATCAAGGCGGCGGGTCAGTTCGCTGATGAGCTTCTGCTGTTCGCCTATCTGCTTCTGCTGCTCGGCTATGATGTCGAGCATGCGGTTAAGGGTAGTCATGCTGATGTCCGGTTCTGCACCTGCAGCAGGCAGCATAGCCTCCCCCTTATCGGCAGCAGGCAGCATAGCCTCATTCTCATTCATAGGCGCAGAAGCAGCAGCCTCACTGTGCTCTTCCTTTCTCCCGTGTCTATGCTCCGGAGCGCCCCCTTTCCCAGCGATTTCATCGCTGGTCAACCCCGGCACCACCGACTTGATTCTATCCACATCGAGCGGATTGCGCAGGGCACGTGTGCCCAGCTTGCGCTTTTCGTCATTGTCGATATAGCCGCCATCCGGCTCAAACTGATCATTAATGCCAGGGCGCACGTGCTCCATGCCCTCATCGCCCTCTTCCATCTGAGAATCCGCATCTACGATAAATGCCGACAGCGGAACGTGGAACGCATTGCAGAAGCGCAGCAGGGCGATGTTTGGCAGCGGCGACTTCATCCGTACCCAGCTATCCAGGCAGGTATTGCTAGTAGTACCCAAAGCCTTCATGATTTGCTTGTTTGTTATATCCCCGTTTGCTTCCATCCACTTGTCAAGGAAGCTGTAATTATAAAAGTACTCCATATCTCAATTAAATTTAAAAGGTGAAAAACTCTATTCTCTTCATCAGAAAATCAATTAATATATCTTACCTATGTTAAATTCCCCTAATTTTCAGCAGAAAATATAGGTAACATTTGGTGGTTTTGATTTTATTCTTTAAATTTGCACCAAAATTAAGAAATAAAATTGAAATGACAAAGGAAATTATAGAAAAAGTTACGCAGAATAATACTTCTTTAGAGGTAAATGATATTTCTGCTGATGAAAAGAAGAACTTAGCTGAGTTTTTATTAGCAAAAGGCTTCACTATATCTACTTTTTACCTTCGTTTCTTTCAGAAGGGTTTCGATGCTTGGGAAATCCAAGGCATTAAAAACTGCAAAAAGCAGTTCTTAGCTATACCGGAAGTAGATAACCTATTATCCAAGTATGTAGAGACCGATGCCCTGGGTAACGAGATTGGAAAGAAAGGCTATCTGGTAGAGGCTGCCTTGACCGATGAGCCAGGTGTGTTTTACACCAGTCTGAAGAAAGCTAACAACGGCCTCTGCATGAAGTTCTTTGCCTTTATGGAAGCGCGGGGCATGAGCCGTACAACAATCATCAAGCGTTTCACCGCCGATGATTGGAAGCCATGGGAGCAGGAAGGAATTAAAGCGCTACTGCTTTTAAGGGTAAAAGGGTAAAAAAGTAAAAAGGTAAAAAAACCTTACCCCTCTCGCTTCTGTTCCCAGCGATTCTATCGCTGGTCTTCTATTTAAAAATTCATAATTACAAATGATAGATGTAACTGTTGATTTGGAAACCTGTTCGCTTTCTCCCACCGCAGCCGTAATGAGTATCGGCGCGGTGGCGTGGAAGCGCTACGGTAAAGAGTCGCCTTTCTTCGATGAAGGAGACGGCGTTTTGAGAAATTCCACATTTTCTGCCCACGTTGACCTGCGAAGCATGTTCCTGAATGGGTTCACCTTCGACCAGAGTACGGCAGACTGGTGGGCAAAACAGAGTGACGAGGCAAAAGCCGCCTTGCTCGATAGCGATAGCGACGAGTCGCCTTGCCAGCCTATTGATGTGGTAGTGAACGACCTCTTCGGATGGATAGAATATATCAAGAAGAAACTCGGTGATGAAGACCTCTGCCTTTGGGCACAGGGTACCGACTTCGATCCGGCTATCCTGAGATATATCTGTTACAAGCTGGGCATCAAGTTCCAGATTAAGCATACCCAGTTGAGAGACCATCGCACGTTCTATCTTGAACTTGCGAGAATCATCTGGGATGCAGCCGAGCCAAACGAGGAACGTTTCGACCTAGACAAGGCTTACGCCCTGACTACAGACTATAAGGACATCGCCGATGAAGGTGCTGCACATGATCCAATCTTCGATTGCAAGCGAAGTATCTACTCCACCTGGCAGATGATGAAGAAAATAAGAGAAGGCTATGCCAAGGCTATTTGATTTGCCCTATATCCCCAACCGGACGGGCATACAGCAGAAGCATAGGAACCTATCCCGATACAGAATGCTGCATCGCTTCGCCTATACCGAGACGATGAGCGGACTGAGGGATGATATTCCTACCCTTCTCTTCTACGCGCCTTTTGCTCTGCTGAAAGATACCTGTGAGTATCTCTGCAGGATGATGACGGGCAGCGTGGAAGATATGATTATCACGCCTTCGCACAGTTGCCGCCGCAAGAACGGCAAAATTTATTGGAGGCAGGAGGTGCAGATTATCGGTCTTGATACCGATTTCCTCACGATGGAAAGTCTCTCGCAGATGATTGTACACCGTATGGAAACCATCTGCAACTGCAAGATAAGGCATTATCGCCTGGAAACGTTCTTGAATTTATAAAAACGAAAAAATATGAAGAAATAAACAAAGATATTTTGCATGACATCATGCAAACTTCGGTACGATACACACTTCGATTCCGACTTTATTTTATTAGACAACCGAGCCATCGGTTAAATGGCAGGAAGACCGGACGGGCGATAGATGGACTTAGAAACATTCATCGCATATCTCATACCCGCAACATCAAGAAGAAAGGGATAGTCTGATTAAAAAGCCTGAGAAACCCCCATCGGACTGTAGTTGCGGCATCTTCAAAAACTTGGCGTGTCGCCCGAAAGGTCTTCTTTTCTTTGAAACGTTGATATAAAGAGAATAGGGGAGGCAACCTCGGAACACTCTTATGCAAGGGTAGTGGAAGCAGCAATGCTCCACGACTACGTTGTACACTGCATCTTTGCGGGTGCTGGAAAGACGCGGGGACCGCTTCACCTCTGCGTCTTGGCGTTAAGGAATATTCAGCGGACGGGTACCACAGATTTACAAAAGCTCCGACCGCTCGCTCCGAATATAAGCCGGCAAGGTGTAAATACTTGAAGTTTTGCCTACCCTTCGCGCCCCCGTTCCCAGCGATTCCATCGCTGGTCAATGGTAAAGAGTGGTGCCTTCCCTTTCTCTTTTAACTCTATAAATACTCTTTATATAAGATATGTTATTCCATCCTATACTTAACCAGCTAGCCAATCTCGACATGGCTTTCCTCGTAAAACCTGCCGATGAGCAGCGCATTGAGGGACAGACAGCCTGTTTCTGTCCGTTCTGCCAGAAGGAAGAGGCAGACGATGGCGAGCAGGGCAAAGCAAAGCAGACTCCTCACCTCATTATATATAATAATGAGCGGGGCGGCATGTATAACGGTGTAGGGGTGGAAGACAATTCCAAGGCAGAGCATGGTGCCCTGCGCTGGATGTGTACCAAGACCGGCAAGTATGGCTACGGAGCCTTGGAACTCTATGCTGCCATGCGCAAACTTCCGATGCACGGAGTCAGTCTGCTGCGTCTGTGCCATGACCTCATCGTGAGGGTATATGGCGACAACGAGAAGACGAGAGCCAAATGGCCTATGCTCTTTGCTAAGATGGACTATCGAACTATTGCCGCACAGACGATAGAAACTTTCTCATTTATGCCAAAAACTGATTTCAACCCCCAGGAGCTTGCAGCCCTGGGGTGCGAAGTCACATCTGTTAAAGGCATTCCGCAGTACGGCTTCGGTAAGGACTTCAACACAAGAATGCTGAATGAAGATTTCCGCATCTATGCCGTGGACCAGGTAACGCTGCCTAATGTGGTGAGAAACGGGCAACTGGTAAGCGAAGTGATTTATGGAACACCCTGGAACCCGCTATTCGTCTGCTTCGCTACAGACGTAATAGCTCCGCAAGGGAGCTGCGGATGTTTCTTCCGTCCAGCCATGCAGCAAGACCCGATAGTCTTCTCCACCTGCGAGGATCACAGCGTGAGAAAGGTGAGTAAGTGGCTGATGGGTGATAAGGTTTTCACCTATGCCATGGACCATCGGAGTAACAACTCTACTGCCGTTCATTCGGCAATAGAAAAGTTACAACCTGGCGAGCCTTATACGGAGACGAAAGAAATATGGGTAGAGAACGAAACGAAGGACGGAGAGCCGAAAGGCACCTTTCATGCTGAAGATAAACCTATAGAAATAGGTGACATCAAGGCTCAGAACATCGTTTTCTGCCGGACACCGGAAGACGCATTGAGCATCTATTATGCCATGCGTTCCCTGCGTCAGGATAAGGCGCAGGATAAGCATTTTCAGAAATACTGCTGGTACCATGTAGCCTTTTCGCTGGGTAGAAGAAACTTCTGGTATATCGAGCGTGGGCAGTGGAGACAGGAAAAGTTAGACTTTAATGCCGTTCAGTATCAGAAAATGAAGCGATTTGCCGAAAGGGTCATTATGATTTACCCTAACGACATCGCCAGCCAAAGGGATTGTGGAGCCATCGCAACCAAGTATTGTGATATTTGTTATGCCACGCTGCCCGACGGCTTCAGAAGCAGATATAATCAAAGGTGGAACTGGTTGTACGGGTGCTCTCCAAGAAGCGTGAGAGATTATCTGATGTGCTACCACATGGATGATGCCGACAACTTCAAGTTCGACCACGATATACGGTTGCCGCTATACTCAAGACTGCGAGGAGCCAACAATACGGACCCATTCGAGATAGAATATCCTCGTGATCCGAGAAGCGGCAAACCTAAACCGCCTACCTGCAAGGTATCGCCTACCAAGGTTTGGCTCTTTATGACCTGCCATGGTTATTACCGAATGATAGACCCTGAGAGTACCGACCTTGTAGGTCAGTATATCCACCTGGATAGATGTTTCGTGGAATACATCGACCAGAAGAGTATCATCCAGGCAACAAAGGTTCAACTCCTGCAGTTCACCGAACAGAGTTGGCGGTACAATGACAAGGAGCGCAAGATGATGTCAGACTGCGCCAACCTGATAGACAAGAATTTCAGCGAAAAATCGGCTGGAGGTTTGCAGAGCATGGTGATAGACTTCACCGAGAGTTTCGATGCTCATACGGAGTATTTCTTCTTCCGCAATGTAGCATTGAAGATTACTCTCGAAGCTATCACGCCAGTCAGTTACGAGAAGCTGAATTTCTTCATCCCAGCCCTGGCAAAGAAACCGTATGATTTCACGATGAGGGTTTTCAATCCTCCTTTCGTCATCAGCGAGAGTCAGGAATATAAGGATAAAGTGGCTGCCATTGCCCAAGAGGAAGCGCAGGTTAATGAGGATGGCTCACCAGTCTTTACGAGAGAGGAAATCGACCAGAAGAAGAAAGACCTCAAAGATTGGGCGCAGACCTTCCGCTGGCAAGTAGATTGGCAAGGCAAGCAGGAGAAAGAACTTTGGCCTGTACTGAGAGTGATACGCGGTTGCTGCAATGTGCAGTGGAGACTGGAGCAGGATAGTATTCGCAACAAGAAGCCAATGCCCCCTGAAGCCATCGCCGACATCAACTCTCATTTTGCCAACATGATTTCCTGTTTGGGAAGAATCTGCTATCGCTCATGGGCTGACATGCAGAGTATCTGTCCCTATCTCCTCGAAGATGCGGTGGAGGACGAAAAGCAGGCAAGTGGCGGTTCAGGTAAATCACTCATGATAAACCTCGTGGTAGGTTCAGCGGTGAATGTGCTGCGTGTCGATATGAAAGAGTTTGTAACGATTGCCGACGCAAAGTTTGCTCTTTCTGATTTACTGATATATCCGGGTAAGTTTAGGGTAATACACTGGGAAGATAAGCCTTCGGGTTTCCCGATGAAGTACTTCTATATTAAGGTAACGGCGGGAGCCAAGGTTGAGCGAAAGTTCGGCGACCCTATCGTCTTCAAGCTGGAAGAATCGCCATTGAACGTGATTACCAGTAACTATCAGTTAAGTGATAGTGAAGATAGTACGCTTAGACGTTTCCCCTTGGTGTCATTATCCGACAGATTTTGTGGTGAGAACACCATGAAACATAAGTTGGCGCGCTCTCCTAAAGAGGTAATGAAGAATCTCGCCTCGGACCCCGAAAAGCTGAATGAGCGAGACCGCAATCAGGCGATATATATCTGTGCCCTTGCCGTGCAGTTCATCATGCGCTATCATACCTTTGCAGTTGCTCCTCAGAAGAACGTTCAGCGAAGATTGATGGTAAGAGAGCTGACCGAGAACACGGTGAACTACTTTGAGTGGTTCTTCAGTCGTAACGAGGTATATTCGGCACCTATCTGTGCAGACGAAATGTTTAATGAGTTTATGCGAGATTGGGCTGATGCCAGCGAGGGTAAGAGTAAGGAGTACAGCCGAGCCACCTTCAAGAAGAAAATCAGGAAGTATTGCGAGAATATGAATATCGACTGCAATCCGGAGAATCTTCTGATTGGCGAGGATAACAAGCGCCACGGCTGTTTCAAGCTCAGAGCCTGGATAACGGAGGAGTACTTCGTAGGACGGGAATGGGAGAATGATGAAAGTGTAGAGCCGAAGCATATCCGCAGGGTAAAAACCAGCAAGCACGTTTATTTCTTCTTCCGCAAAGGCAAGGATCATATTCCTGAAAGCTATGACGAGTTAAAACGTATCGCCAAGGAATACGTGGAAGGTCCCGACCCATTACCGTACCGTGATGATGATGGTAACATCGTCTCCCTTACCCCAGAAGAGGAAGAACGCTGGAAGGCATTCACCTCCCGCAAGCAGGGCAGAAGGCAAGCTATGCCAAACGGTAGCGATAGCAGCAATGCAGCAGCTACCGTAGGCGAAATAGATAAGAGCAACCTGCCGTTTTAGTCACCGTTCCCAGCGATTCTATCGCTGGTCCGTAAACAAGAAAATCGAATTTCTATAAAAATAAAAAGCAAAATGAAAATACAAGCGCAATCATCCCTCTTGCTTCGTCAGGCTTTGCAGAAAGCTGCGAAGTGTATCGACGGCAAGACAACTATCGCCATCTTGAGCAACGTGCTCCTTACGCAGCGCAAGGAAGATGGTCAGTTCTTCTTCGTATCAGCCACCACTGATTCAGAACTTACCATCCCAGCACCTCTCAACATCGTAGAAGGCAGCTTCAAGGAAGATGCCGTTCTTCCTATCACAGCCTTACTGTCACTCCTTTCCACTCTCCCTGCTGACTGCGTAGTCACCATGGACCTCTCTCAGGACAAGGAGCATAATATGAACATTGAATACTGTACCCAGAACGGCGAAAATGTAAAGAAAGGTAACGTCAGTCTGGTTTATTTCAGCGCAGAAACATTCCCGCGTGCAGCGCAGCCTGATAATGCCAGCCTTCATATTGCCCTGCCAATGGCAACCTTCAGTAACGTGTTATCCCATGCCGGAAAGTTCGTTTCCAATTCAGAACTTCGCCCGGTAATGAAAAGTCTTTGTATCGACGTGGCCGAAGACCGAAGCGAAGTTACATTCGTAGCATCCAACGGCCATACCCTCATCAAGCTTATCCATACCAACAACCCAGAAACAGGAGGTAGCGATTTCTTCCGTGATGGAACACCAGGTAAGATTCTCGTATATAGCACTTTCTTCAAAACCCTTTCTGTTTTCGATGACTGCGAGGATATTGATATTGAAGCTAACGAAAGCATGGTGCGCTTCACTTCGGGTGATATTACCTTCGTTTGCAAGAAGGCAGCAGGCCAGTACCCTAACTACAATTCCGTTATTCCTCGCGGTAATCCTTATAAGGTCGTGGTAGACAAGCGAGAGTTGGCAAGCGTAGTGAAGCGTGTGGCACTCTTCGCCAGCGAGAGTAGCAACCTCATTGTATTGAAGAAGGATGGTATGTTCCTCGACATAGTAGCGCAGGATATTGATTTCAGTATGTCGGCAACCGACCAGGTGCTCATCAATGACGGTACATGTCCGGAAGATTACCGCATCGGATTCAAGGCGAGCAGTCTGCTCGATACCCTGGCACCAATCCCAGACGATACCGTCTGCCTGCACCTGGGCGCCCCAAGCCGTGCAGGAGTAATCACAGCCAACGATTCTTCGCCAAGAGCATTGACCCTGCTCATGCCGATGATTATCAATGATTAAACTTACATCGAACGAATAAAATAAGATTATGGACGATACATTGCTATTTATTCCTCCCTGCTGCGTGGATAAAAAACTGCCCAAGGCCGTGATGCAGGCTCCACGACGGGCGTTGAGTTTCTACACCCAGGGCGATGTGCTGCTGGATAAATTCTTCCACGCCATCGGATATTTGGCTGATACGACTTCGAGCCGTGGAACAAAGAACCATTTCTGTGTGATGGTACTGGCGATGACCGTAAGCAGGACTTCTGCCACCGGTTATATCATCAACTACCTGCAGACTTGTTTCGAACGTGAATGGATCACTCACCTGGTGCTCTCTACCGACAAGAGCGTAGAGGATTGGCTGGATACCCATCTGCAGGAGTATAAGGACAGAATCCTTTATGTGAATCATAAGGACGTAACAGTACAGACCTCGCACATGGTTCTTTACAACGAGGAAAAGGCTTTCACCGTAGCTGGTCCGATGCTAGATACGCCAACGGGCAAGCTGTCGCATTATTCGATGGTACTCTATCCTGACTATGCAGCCTGGGATAATTCGTCCGACTGGTCCAATCCTTTAAGGAATATCTGTTTGCCCGATATATTGCGACATCGGCAAAGGGTGGCCAAGGAGAAACAAAAGGTAAAGAGCATCATCCTGGACCGTTTCCTGCATGCCCAGATGCCTCCTTATGCAGAGGATATGGAGCAGAAAAGCCATCGTGATTATCACGACTTCGGCGGCAACGTGTAAGCATTAGTAAACCGATAAATATGTATCGCCATGACAAGATATAAGCAGTCTTATCAGAACCTCCGTCAGTTCTGCGAGAAGTGGCAATGGATAGACCCACGCAGCGGTCAGCATGTAACTGGCTATATTCATCCGCAGACAGCGAGGAAGGTAGAGCGCAAGCCGTTCTACATCAAGTTCCTCACCAAGACCGGACACGTAGATGAAGGTGAATGCGTCTGTCTGAAGGTAGATGTTCTGCGCCATCAGAGAAAAGTGCAGTTCGTTAACAGCGGAGAAATCCGTGTGGTTAACGATATACTGGTACTCGAAGTAGATGGCACCAGGTTCATCACCCATTAATGATAATTCTTCATGTTTTAATATTTAGAATAGATTTTTAAAACTCTAAGCTGTTCATCTTTTTAGGTGAAATTATTGGAAATGGTTATTACGTCAGTCCCTTTAGCGTAAGGTAAAACCGTGATACAATGTGTAAATCAAAGCAATGTAGGGTCTTTTACTCATTTTCCCTATACCTCCCCGGTGCGTGAGCATAGGGCGCTTTTTAACTGAAATATTCATTTTAAAACAAGATATATTGATTATGTGGAATCCGTTTAAAAGAAATAAAGAGAAGGAGATCAAGAAGACTATGATAATTTTGAGTAGCCTTCATGCTTCGGTCAGTAAATGGGAGAAGGCTGGCCTGATTCACTGGCAGGTGAAGGGCAAAACCCTCCTGCTGGAGCAGAGCTTTGCCATTAGCATGATGTCGCAGGGAGCAGAGGCATTCAAAAGATCTCTTAACCTCTTAGCACAACTCAAGAATGCTGATTTGATAGGTGAAGCCTACGAACAGCAGCGTATAGACCTGGAGACAGCAGCCGTACGCAAGGCGCAGGAGCAGACCAAGACCAAGCTCACCGATATAGACATTCAGCGCATCCGTCAGAATGCGCGCGAGGATATGCAGCACATCGATATGAAGAGCATCCGGGATGCCATCCATGAGTTCGACATCATGATTATCCGCAGCAACGCTATCTCTTCTGCCGATGCTACCCAGGAAGGGGGTCAGCTCGTAGCCGTAGGTCACTTCGACGGAAAGAAGGTGGAAATGGCAATGTGGGATGAAATCAAGAATGACTTGAAAGAAGAAAAGTAATGGTGGTAAAGATATAATAATAAGAAGGTATAGTCGTAAAAACTATACCTTTTTTAGTATCTAATATATAATAATTCTTAAATTTAGACCAAATTATAAATTAAATAATAGCTAACCTATCATTGTTTGAAATATTTTTGTATCTTTGCAACCGAAAAGATAGGTGAAATATACTTTTAAAATTAAAACAAGATGATTAATTTCACCCATTGTTTACAGAAGCCTGATGCCAAGCCTTGCTGGGTATGCCTACACGGCAGGTATTGCGTCGGCGGATTGTACTGCTGCAAACGGAAACGGTATGTACAGTATCAGAACACCGCCGACTGCCCGGATAAGGAGATGGAGCAGGTTAGTTAGTAACATATATAACAAGGTAAAGATATGGAAAAAGAATTTAAAGCCATCCTGCTTACCAAGGAGTCTTGGATGAATAGCCAACTGAGCGTAGCCAAGTATTCCGGAGGTGTGCAGGTTACTGGTGAAGGTGGTAAGACGAGAACTTTCCTCATTGTGAATAAGGAGGGTAAAGATCTGACCCAGGCAGGCATTTCTGAAGGTGAGCCAGCCGATTTGGTAGATAAGAAGTTCATCCCGCTCTACAAGAAGCTGGGCAGAACTTTATTCATCGGGATAGTTCAGGCAAACCCTTTGGTTTCCCGTAAGGAGCTGAAGAAAATTCTCACCCAGGCTGCCGATGTAAAGAAGAAGGGTGAGGAAGCAGAAAAAGCAGCAAGAAAAGAAAAAAAGAAGAGACAAAACCCTTCGCTTTTTGATTAAAAATAATTTCAGGTAAACAGAATCGTAGTTTTGGCTTCTATTCCTACCGAGGCTACATTTTCGCCGTTACCTGATGTTTAATGATAAGAACATTATAAGTTTAATACATTAAAGATTATAAGAAATGAGAACATTAGAAGAGTTCCAAAAAGAGGTCCTCGCGCCTTTGCGTGAGGAGAGAAACAAGAAGCAGGATGCAGCTTTGGAAATCAAGACCAAGGCTGGCGCTGAGTTCATGAAGCGCAAGAAGGACATCATGGAGAAAGAAGTAGAATTTAAGGCGCATCAGAAAGCCTGCCTGAAGGAGTTTCTGGGCAAGCAGACCTTGGAAAAGAAATCTTTCTTCGTTCTGATGGATGCCGAGCGTACCGATGCCCATGCACAGTATCAGAAAGCCTCCCACGATAGTAAGGTAGCCAATCGCAAAGCCAACGAGGAGTATATGGATAAGTTGGGCATCGCCTTTACTGAGTACAACAAGGAGCGAGTAGCAGCCGGCGAACAGCCAGTATCTTATGACAACCGCCGAGGAATCGCCGAAGAGCGCAAGGCGGTCTACAGTGAAAATGGCTGGCCAGCAGACCCAGCACAGGGGGCTGAAGTATAAGCTCATAACAAACAATAAACAGCAATAAAAACATGAACACGAAACAACAAAATATCCTTCGCTCATTATTGAAGAAGTATAAATTCAAGAGCACAAGCAATATCGTCCGTCAGGCACTCGGAATCAACTTCGAGAACTTCCTGCAGAAGACGGAACCCCTCTACATCATTCCCCGCATCGCCTCCTGCTACACCGAAGAGCAGGATAAGAAGAAGCTGATGAACATCGTCTATAAGGAATGGCTCAAGGACGTGGTAGAGAAAGCCTGGGTAGTCCCTCTCAACACCTACATCGAGGAGCACGGCGAGCGCATCGTGCTTTCTGCTATCTACTATCTCATCGACAACGGTCTGTGGGAAGCCTACGAAGGTCGCCTTTCTTTAGATGCCCAGGAAGATAATTACTATGACAAGCTGGAGGACATGCCTTCCGCTATCGCCATGGTGCAGGAACAGCAGCAAGCCGAGGAGAAGGCAGCAAAAGAAAAGGAAGCCGAGGAAGCAGCTAAAGAAGCCGCTCAGAAGTCTGCCGCCGAGACAGTCGCCTGTAAAGCCTCCGTTCCCAGCGATTCCATCGCTGGCCAAACCCCCGGCTATACCCTCACAGCCGAGGAAGCCGCAACCCTCATCGCCACCACCTCCGAAACCTGCGCCCAATTAAAGCAGAACATTGAGCGCCTGTTCGATTTCGTCCATACCGCCACCGATACCGATGCCTTGCGCAAAGAAATTGCCTCTCTTCAGCAGCAGCTAGCAGACCAGAAATCCCAGCATCAGAAGGAAGTCGATACCCTGGTGCAGCAAGCCGCCGAAGCCGATGCCACTATGAATAAAGCCAGCGATTACATTGCCAAGCTTCGCCAGCAAGCCAAGGAAGCCCAGAAGCAGTATGACGAGCTGAATGCCAAATACAAGAAAACCCTCGATGAGCGCGATGATGCCGACAAGGAGTTGGAAACTTACAAGAAGCTTCTCGAAGAGGAAGCCAACCGTGAGCAGCTTCCGAAGAAGAAGGTCATCCCCTACAGCGTTCTTGATGCCGTCCCACTCCTTGGAAAGGGAGTAATGACCGGCCTGGTACCCGTCCTCGCTAAGTATAACATCGTGGTAGACTATAACCGATAGGAGGCATAGCGTATGGAACATAGAATAATTGATATGCAACTACCTCTTCCAAAAGGAGATTATAAGGACCCTATCGCATTGGCACCTACTTTCTATGGCGAAGAATATACGGATAATACAGCATATCTGAAATTCAATAATGCCATCAAGCGCATGTCTGAGCCTAGAGAAGTAGACAGCACTGAAGCTGATGTGGAGTTCGTTACTCGTAGTGATGCCGGCAGCGTCTATGCTGTGGTATATCATTATAATGATGAAAGGGTAGAGTCGGATATGCTGGTTAAGGCAAGAAACGGTTATTGGGCATTTCATCGTGCAAAAATGCGTTTCCATCCTAACTTCCTGAATGCCTACATTCCGTCGATATGGGGATATAAACGTCTTACTGAATTACAGATAGCGCAAGAGCTTGCCATGGTTCCTGTAAACGTGAGTAAGATGATGATTTCTGGTAATAATTCTTTAACTATACACCCAGGAGGCATCAATGTTACCAGATGTAATTTCAAAAATGGCGATTTGCTTGCCATTGAGGAGATTGACTTTATTGCGTATGAGAATTTCAAACGTGACGAGATCAAGGATTTTTATCACGGAGTACTCAAGCGATATGTATTCAATCAGGACGTGAATATCGAAGACTTCTCTGAAGAACTGGTAAAAAAAACCGTAGATGAGAGTTTTGATAGATTGGAAAAGAAATATGGTAAACAGGTAAAAGCAAAATAGTATGGATAAAACAGATTTCGATTATAATTTCTATCTCACCACCCTTCGCACAGCCGATGCGGTAGGCATGACGGTAGTGAAGAAAGATGACCTGGCACGCGTCTTGGCCATCATTCTTAATGAGGGAGGCAACGAGCAGTTCACCTACAGCTACAAACTGATGGTGGAATCGCAGTTTGCCCAGGAGAAATATCATATCCGGGGTGGCGAGACTCCCGACCCTAGATTTGTTCTTCTTTTGCAGCGCTATGTCCGTGAGATAGAAATCTATCAGGAACAGCATAAAGGCGGTTATCCCGACTGGGCAGTAACCCTGATGAAGGACCGCTATGGTATCAAACTCTATAATTGTTAAGCGTATGGATAAGGAAAAGTTAAAGAAACTCTTCTTTGGTGTTAAAACCACGGTGTCAGATGTAATAACCATCGCTGTAGTGTTTGGTGCAGCCTATCTGCTCTTTCATGCAATCTATACCGATATGAGCAGAGATGAAAAACGCATAAAAGGTAGTAGCATCACCGTCACCTCAAAAGGTCACGAGTACATCATCTTTGAAACCGCCAGAGGCAACACCTGCTGCATTCACTCAGCCTCCTGCCCCTGCCAAGTCAAGAAGCAAAAGAGAACCACCGTTCCCAGCGATTCCATCGCTGGTCCAAGGAAATCAAACAGATAAAAATGAAAAATAATGGAAGATAATTTAAGCAAGATAGTTTCAGAGTTCATCGGTAGTTCCGAGGAACTGAAAAAAGATGTAGTTGAAGCTGCAAGAGCAGGTATCAAGAAAGAGATAACGGAGTACTTCACCGGTTATTCATCACCTTTTCGTAAACAGGTGCATGAGTACCTGCAGAAGAACATTCCGATGGCAAGTTTTCCTTTGCCTAGCTATGCCGAGATAGTCAACAAGGAAATTATTGCAGAGATAGATAAGATGGCAGCTCAGACCTGCATTAGTACCTTCTGCAAATCATTCCGTAAAGTTCTATCGGGCATTCCTACCGAGGAAGACGGTACCGTCAAGTTATCCCGCCTATTAGATAAGGTGTATGACAACTGCGAGTTTTCTCAATATGGTGATGGTATCACGCTTGAGTTTGACGATAATCAGGAGTATGGTGCTCCTATTAGAGATGGTGTTCTTACCATCATTGAGGATGGTGAGGAAAGAAAGTTGGATATTTGCCTGATGAAGGTAGAAGCGAAAAAAAGTGAGAACCGATACAATGTTTTCCGTATTCCAACCCAAGGCTTTAATTACGGGCGCACCGCCAAGAGTATTCTTATCAAGGAGAAAGATAGAACTATCGAGATCCCATCCTATGATAGTGTTTTTTCCGATATGGCAGCTCTGCCATTCGCCTCGTGTGTTATCCTGAATATTCCTATCATCATTGATGTAAATGATTATAATCGGGATTTCATAGAAGATTAGTCACCGTTCCCAGCGATTCAATCGCTGGTCTCAAGAAAAATCATTTAAAGTAATAGCCTTATGCTCATATTTAAATTAAAAGAAGGTTCTCAGTCTTTCGAGTGGGTGAAGGGCGTGATGGATAAGGAGCGAAAGCAAAGTGTAGAGTATTGCGATCGCATCCGCAAGGCGATACCCTTCCAGATAACCCAAGTCGTTGCCTCTTACGTAAACTCCACCTTTTCCAGAAGGTTGGAAATCTACGAGTTTGTTGTTACTCATGAGGAGTACGAAACATTGGATAAGGAAGTCTGGAGCAGGACTTATAGTGATGATAATCAGTTCTGGGTAGCTCCTAACCTGAATAATGAAGAGGGTAGGGCCATAAAGGAAGTGATGTCTTCATATCATCCAGTTACCAGTCATGATAATATTCTGTATAAGTTAGGATTGCGGGCCATCGTTTCCCGCATCCGTCCTATCCAGCTTGTCACCCATGAGGGTAAGTATTATTTTGTCTTTACCGATGATTTGGTTATTAAGGATAATGATAATAACGATGATTTGGAATTAATGACCGAGGAGGACGCTAAACGTCTTGTCGGTTTCAAGGATAAAATAGTTGATTATAGTAAAAAGAAATAATAGCGTATGGATGATAAAATAAACATATTGAAAGAAAAGCTTGGCGAAGACGGTTTAGACCGTCTGGCAGGTTTACCTGATAAGTGCTTTTTCATTAAAAAGGAAGATATAAAAGAATATTCCCACCAGCGTCCTCTTGTTGAGAAAAGCATTCTGGTAGCAGATAAATCTCATTTCATTCCGGTTGACCTCACCAGTGATACGACAACTCAGGCAGAAGAACCAAGAAGAAATTTCCGGTGTTCTTTCACTATGGTAGATAAGCAGAAAGAACGTTATAATGCTCAGATGTTGGTAGTCTGCGTACTGCCGGTATTTGGTAAGTCGCTGTTTCCCGTAACTCCACCTCACCTTCCATTTCGATTGGCTGATGACTACACAACGCTGTATCGCAACCGTCATAACTTCTTTTATGCGGCAATGAGAAATCTCTTCTCCGATTCCTTCTCGAAGAAGTCAGAAGCAGAGCAGTTGTTTGAAAGGCTAGAAACAGCACAGGAGTTTGATATTTACGAAGTATAAACTCCCGTTCCCAGCGATTCAATCGCTGGTCAGCAAAAAGATTAAGCCGCAAGATGCAGGGCTATGTTCCTCTGTCTGAAGTCGTAAGATTTACAGAAGATAGATAAGTATCAATCATCCCTTATGGGATATAAAATAAGCAATAACAATGGAAAATAATATTGGAAAGAAAGTCATCATTCGTGGTGATAGAAGTGGAGTAGAGTTTGGTGAACTCGCAGAACAGAATGGTAGCGTGGTAACTCTGAAGAATGCTCGCCGCCTATGGTATTGGAACGGTGCTGCCTCTTTGTCTCAGTTAGCTATGGACGGAACAAAAAGACCTCAAGACTGCAAGTTTACTGTTACTGTAAGCAGTATCACTATCTTAGATGCCGTTGAGATCATTCCTTGTACGGATAAAGCAATCAAATCTATCGAGGAGGTGGATGAATGGAAATATTAAAAGATAAGATTAAGGAGTTCTTAGCGCTCGATGCCGTTTCAAGCTATGGCCATGGGAGAGCAGATGGTACAGGTTTTGGCTCTTACGATGGTATGGGCTGTGGTTTAGGTGCTGGTGTACAAAGAAACTATGCCTGCGGTTATGGAACTAATGTTCCTAATGGAGATGGTCGTGGCTGTGGTGTTGGCGAAGACAATGCTTTTGTTGCTGACTATGGCTATATCCCTCACAGTGACAATATCTCTTGTGTAGGTTTTGGGGTCAAGGTAATAAATGGATATGAGGTACATCGTATAGATGATATGCCGACGATCATAACCTCTGTTAGAGGCAATGTTGCACAAGGTTTCATCGTTCAATCAGACTTGCAAATGAAACCTTGTTATGTCGTCAAGGAGAATAATAAGTTTGCTCACGGCGAAACTCTCCACGATGCTTTCAATTCCCTTCAAGAAAAGCTGTTTGATGATAGCTCGGAAGAGGAACGTTTAGATGCTTTCAAGAAGAAGTTTCCAGAGTATGATGTTAAGTACGACAACAGAGATTTGTTTAAATATCATCATATATTGACTAGCTCTTGTAGGATGGGTAGAGAATTGTTTGTGTCAAACAGGGGGCTATCTCTTGATGGCAAAACATCCGTTCGTGAGTTTGTTAAGTTAACTAAGAATGCTTATGGCGGTGATATTATCAAAAAGCTGCCAGGTGCATACGGCATTGAGTAACTAAAAAGTGGAGGAATAGTTATGATACTTGAACAATGCTCAGGTATGCAGCTTATACTCCTTGCGATAATCGTAATATCTCTTATCATATCGATGGAGCAGATAGCTGAGTATATTTATTTTAAAAAAGATAACAGTATGAAGATAAAAATTGTTTTGTTTTGTCTTCCCAGATTCTTTGATGGGGATAGACTCCCTGCTTTTGCGGATAAAATGAAGTACTTCATCATGTACAAAAAGCATTGGTGGCAAAGATATAGATACATGAAAGATTTGTTCGGCCACCCTATAAAGTTTGACAGCCAAGAGGAAGCCGAAGAGTATCTGGAAAGGGAAGGTATAGATTATAAAGGAAAAGCATAATATTTTTGAATAGCGTATGGCAGAAAAGAAAGTATTAACCATTCATCTTACTGATGAGTGGTATCAGAAGATAGCTAGCGGAGAGAAGACAGAGGAGTATCGGGAATGCTCTGTATACTGGACGATACGTCTGTTAAAAAAAATATACCGAATAGGCCAAACGTGATAGCTGGCGTAGCCAAATATCATCGTGCTTCCGATAGAGGCTTTTTCGTGCAAGGCTATCTCACCGGAGGACTCAAACACACTTCGGATAGTCCGGAAGATAGAGATTACCGCAAGGAGGTATTAGAGCCTTTCACTCACGTTCATTTTCTCCTCGGCTATCCGAAAGATAACCAACCGTATATCGAGAAGGAAATCGACGAGATAACGGTAGATAGACCAAAGAAGGGTATGTGCCCGGATAATTGGTTAAAAAAGAATATGTTTGTAATCAGATTCAAATAATTCATAAAAAGGTTTGATTAATATGGAAAAGGAAGAAGTAAGAAGTTTACATCAGTATATCGAAACGTTTCAATCTACAATGAAGAAAGAAACGGTACCGCAAGATATAAAGTTTACCTTAAAGGATACTCTTTTTGCTCTTCACGAAAGCAAAGCATGTAATTTGATAGAAATATGTATAGGCTTTACGGGTGGGCAGGTAGTCTTTGATAATGATGTTGTTGGAAGTGTAATATCCTGTGAGTATACTGGTGATACAATAGACATTCCGGAGGACAAAACGTTTGATAAGTCTTCTATGGTTATACGTGTATATAAACGTAAAGCGGATGAACTGACATTGATCCCCGTGTCAGCTGTAAACTTCATTAAAGTTAGACAGACGAACGACATTAACTGGAGACACGAGTGGGATCAGTTAAGCCAAGAGAATAAGGATTTGTTGTCAGATTACTATCAGAAAATTGGTAGAGAATATTACTTACAGAATCAAAAGTAGCTTATGGCAAAGAAAGAAAATAAATGTTGCGGTAACTGCTTCTGGTTCGACAACGAAGATGCTTACGGCCAAGGCTGGTGCATCGACAATCAGGAAGAAACGTCATGTGATTTGGTTTGTGATAATCATTTAAACAGATAAGCGTATGCATGATGAAGTATATCAATTTTGCGGCAACTGCTATTGGTATGATGTTGATGATGATCATCGCGCGAGTGCCTGGTGTATGAAACGAAAATGCAAGACTTCATGTTTTGATGTCTGTAAAGATCATAAATTTTAGTTAGCGTATGGAAATAATTTATAGAGATTACCCTCTGAGTATTTATAAGCATCCGGAGCCTATGGAGATGATGATTTCTACTCCAAAAGACTTTGGGCAGTATCTACAGAATAAACGTAACAGGAGAAGGAAGAAATGACGTTAGAGTTATCAATGGAGGAAAAGATAATCGTAACCGTTCTTTGGGTGTTCACGATATTCTTCCTGGTGTTGGTTTCCGGAATGTTTGAAGGTGGGCATGAGCCTATAAAGCCGTCGAAAATCCAGCCACCGCCGCCTCCATCTCGCCCTCATCCTCTGCTATTCCGTCGCAGATTAAGAGTAAGAACTAAAAAACGAAGAAGATATGTTTTACGAAGCAAAACAAGGAACAAAAACTTACGAATACATTAAGGGTATTCTTGATGCGGAGAAAAGGGAGCGTCAGGCTTATATGGAGAGAGTAAAAGAAGCTGTGGGTTTCGAGTTCGATGATTACCTATGTTGTCTAGCTAACGACAGCAATGATCGAAAAATCGAAATATCCTATATCTGGGTGTCTTTTAAACAATACGAAACACTAGATAACAAGGCATGGCGAGTAATGAATTGGGATAAACGAGAGGATGGCCGATATGTAGCTATAGTGCCCAATAAGCGCTATAAGCAAGGAAGGCTGTTAGCTAGCGTACTCGACTCCTATAAATCTCTCATCGGAAAAGATGAGATAATAAAGGAATTGGGAATAGATGTGTCTCATGTTGGTCCTTTTGGTAATAAAATTATGATCTTTCGTCGTAAGGACTGCATTTTCGTTTCTTTTGATGACCGTGCCCGAGTCGAAGAGTGTAATCTTGATTTCAAGAAAGTCGAGATAGAAGGATATTAGGATTTTATTAATAGTGATAAAAGAAAATAGCGTATGAAAGAAGAAGAGCGTGCAGCTTTGGCTGCGAGATTAAATGCCTTTCTGAAGGCGACTGAGAAAAATTATCTTGATGGAATTGTGGATAATCTCATTCATGAGGCAGAATGTAAAACTGCAATTCTATTTGACGAGGAAGCTAGAGAGCCGGAGTTCGTTTTTATATCATATCTTAAAGAGATTAAATGTTTGAACGCTCACGATGGTTCTTGGAAAGAAAATGTTCTTACCCTTACAAATCTAACTGGTACCGCTTTCGCCTTAATGGAATTTGATCCTGCCTATGATCCGATAAGGAAGGACCCGGTGTGTGGCTACATTAATAGCTTCATCGTTAGTGAGGAAGATCGGCAGAAAGGCATTGGCGCTCTAATGATAAAAACCTTAGAGGCTGGATCAGAAAGTTACGGCGTACATATTCTGTTTGTAAATTGGGATATTAAGCCGGAAACTGGTACTTGGACAGACAAGTGGCTTACCGGAATGGGTTATCACCAAGACGAGCCAAACGACCCTCGCCCATTCCATTACTATATGATGCACAAAAGATTAGTTGATAGATATTAAAATAATTAAAATATTAAAGATTATGGCATGTAATTGTATTAGCAGAGTTGAGAAAATGGTTAAGGAGAAGACCAACGAGAGTGGTTGCCTTGATACAAGTATCGGTATTCCATCGGGCATTGCGATGGTGAATGTTTATGGTTTATTCCATAAACAGAAGAAAGATGGTTCTTTCTGCGAAAAGTGGAACCAGGTAAATATTCTCCCCGAGTATTGCCCCTTCTGTGGCAAGAAGTATGTGGAGGATAAGAAAGAAGATGTTCAACAGAAAGAAACTGAGAAGTAGCGTATAAAGCAAAAAAGATTAGTTGATAGTTGTTAAAACAAATAAAAATATTAAAGATTATGGCAGAAAAAACAAAGCAGCAGAATGCAGAGAATGAATCAGAAGAAGAGGAGCTTGGCAAGCAGATTTTGCAGCTCAACCTTTCCTATCACGAGATGAAGGATGACAAGTTTACCGTCAAGGTAACTTGCGAGAAGGATGGCAAGGAGTCTGACCTGAACATCCTCACCGATGATGATTCCATCGGTATGGTATATCAGGGAATGAAAATCGCCCTGGGTACCGTGGCCCGCTTCTACCTGATGAACCTTTTGAATAAAGGCACAATCACTCAGGAGGAGTATGATAAAATGGTGAGTAAATAATACATGTTTTTAGAAACAAAAAAATAGCTTATGTTATACGAAGCTAAACAAGGATCAAAAGCTTGCGAATACATTAAAGGTGTTCTCGAAGCTGAAGAAAAAGAGTATCAAGCTTACATGAAGAGAGTGGAAGAAGCTGTAGGCTTCGAGTTTGATAAGTGGCAAGGCTATCAGCCTAACCGCAGTCTGCTGCGAGAGTATTATATAACCGCTATCTGGGTACCGTCCGAGCGATACGAAACGCTGGATAAAAAGGTATGGAAGAAATGCGATGGCAAGAAACTGGAGGATGGCTATTATGTAGCTGTAGCGCCTAACAAGCGATACAAGCAGGGTAAGGCTATCGCCGCCGTACTTGCCTCTTATAAAGGAGTAACCAATCATTTCAAGATATTGAAGGAGTTGGGCATAGGGGGTTCTCAAGGTAACTCTATCTCCATCACTCAGCTTCTCCGCTGCAAAGACCGTATTTTTGCCTTCTTCGATGATGGCATCCGAGCAGAGAAATGCAACTCCGATTTCACAGAAATCACGATTGGTGAATATGAGGATCTTATTAATAGTAGCAAAGAAGGATGATCGTATGAAGATAAATATGAATCAGATAAAGGAGAAGATAGCAGGCTTTATCTTTGACCTTATCATAGAATCGGGCAGTAAGTCTAAATTCTTCCGTAAGTACACCAACCATCGCTTCCGTAAGCAGTACGAACGATTGAAGGATGATTCCTATTTTCATCAGTATAAACGCAACAACGCTTTAGAAAAAGCAAATAGTAAGCTGCATGAAAGGATCAGCGCTTTAAATTACAGACTTCACTCTATTTATGATGCGGTGAAAGTCGTAGCTACGGAGTACCCTAAGAACATCCCGTGCCCTCACGGAGAAAAAGATGAAGAAAACGATTGCCCTGTCAGAACAGATTCCACTGAATGCTGGTGCTGCCCAGGTTTCGTATGTAGAATACCTGAAAAAGGTACCATTATCTGTTGGAACGAGAACTTTGAACAGAGTGAGGATTTAGAAAATAAAGAAAAATAACGTATGGAAACAAATGATTATGTAAGCACCATCAAGAATATGCTAAAGTTTAGTAATATGGTGGAATGCGTTTATCCCGACCAATACAAGTTTGTCTGTCATCTGCATAATATTCAGGAGCGTGAAGCGATGGATATGTACGGTGATCTGCGTAAGATAGCTTCGGGTCAGTATTGGAGTATCAAAGATAAGAAGGACGGGTATCTTTATTCCATGATAAACATGGCGGTGGAAGCTAGCAAGATTCAAGTCTTAAACTCTCTCATCAAAGATACCGCAGCCATTGGCGAGGATAGAAAGCCAAATATCCTTGCATTCTTTAAAAGAGGTGATGAGCGTTTTCAGCAGGAGTTTAATTTGCAATGGCAGGTTGCATATCTTGATATAGCCGAAATGATAAAGAACGGCTATACGCTAACGGCTACCGCCCGCCAGGTAGATAATGTTGATGCCAAAGATTACGTAGGCGAGAATAATGGTAAGAAATCGAATATCCCTATCTACGATGGCGATGTAATGCTTTGCTATGTAAGAAACCCGAAATGGTGGAGTTCTGATTGCGAGAACAGCGGTCTGTATCTCTGTAAAGATGGCGTTTACTATCGTCTCATTTATACCCCAGGTAAAGGTTATATCAGACACGGTGAGCCTGATACTGACGAAGCTTTCGAGTTGGACATCGAAGAGAATGCCTTCAGCAGCTATGTGATGACTCTCAGTCAGAAGTGGTATAAGCTGGGCAATATCCACGCTGGCATCGGATTCTTGATTGAAAAGCCAGAAGATAAAGAAGAATAGCGTATGACGAAGCAAGAATTGTTATCTAGCCCCGCCTTTCAAAATGCAAGGGATGATGCTATTATCTATCTCGCAGCGTGGTTCGATGGTGGTCCATGGATAAGATATGTTACAGCTCCTAAGAAGGAGGATCAAACTAGAGATTGCATTCGTTTCCGCTCTTTTGAGCCGTTGATTAGCAAAATACGTCTGTTGGCAAATCTTTCTTTTCGCCATTCCATGGGAGATAAAGTTTTAACCTTCCAGTACCCAAATGGCTGGCATAAAACGGGAGAATGCAGCGTTGATATTGACTCAGACGGAAATATCGTAATTAGAGAAAAAATAAAAGAAGAAGATTATGCAGAATAAAGAAGGAACTCCTGTAAAGGGAGCATTGATTTACCAGCCGCAGGGTGCGGCTGGTGAATATGCTAAGTGGGCAATTAATCTTTACCATGGTTGCTCTAACGGCTGCATATATTGTTATAACCGCGGAGGAGTGTTGAGCCATGTCTTCGGTGATAAGCCGGAACTGGCAGCGCCTATCATCAGGCAGCGTGATAAGCTGCTCAATGAATATCTGAAGAAAAACAATATGACTGCACATGATGCCATTAAGAAAGGTGTTGTAGACCATAAAGGTCTCATGGCTACCCTTGACCTTATCTCGAAGGATTTAGAGAAGATAGGAATAGATAGAATACGTCAGGATGGCGGTATCTTTTTCTCTTTCACTTGCGACCCATTCGATATAGAGGCGGATATGTTTATCCTGCAGCAGGTGGTTTTACATTTGCTATTTGATCGTATTTCGGTCACGATATTAACAAAAAACGTAAATTGGATGCAGATGGGTTTGTGGAAGAGTACACTTCGAGACCTTACAACAGATTATAAGGATATAGCCCGCCACCTCACCATCGGTTTCACTATCACTGGCAAAGATAAGTTGGAGCCAGGTGCTCCTTCTACTGAGGAGCGCATCGAGGCCCTGCGTGAGCTGCACGATAAATACATGGTTAAGACCTTTGTATCTCTAGAGCCGATAACGAGTATTCATACTGCATCGGAAGTAATCAAGAAAACATATCAGATTACGGACGAGATACGCATCGGTGCTCAGTCGCCTATCAAAAAAGATAGATATGATTCTAACGAGTTTTTCGGTTTCGTTACTGCGGTTAAGTTCCTGGCACGCGACCTCCCTTGCCGTTTTATGGTGAAGGATAGCATGTATAAGCAGGCTGAAACTTTCGATGTTGTGTCTAGAAATATGTGCATCAGAAATCTCGATGAGATTAGAGAGATTTATAAATCAAAACAAAAAGCAGAAAATCATGAAAAGTAAATTGAAGTATTACGCTCAGGTTATCGGTGTTAACCTGTTGGCATTTTTGGTACCCGTTTTAGCCATTGTCCTTATCTATGGTCTCGGCAAGTTGAAGAACATCTATTCCCATCCTTGCGTTCTATCGCAGGAAATATACGATTGCTGCCTAGAGGCAACCATCGTAGTGCTGGTTTGTTTCTCTGTAGGTCTCTTGATTTTTACCTGTGCTGATAGCTGGAGAAAGGCAAAGCTCTTTGTTCTCAAAAGCAGGAGAGAACGAGAGAAACGTGAACTGCTGCATATCAAGATGGAGGTAGAGCCTATCGAGGAGAGGACGGAGCAGAAGAATATTCATGCGCTTGGTGATTCCGAGTTTGAGGATATTTCCGGCTTGACGGTAAAGGAGATTTATCATCTTTATCAAGGTTGTGAAGTTCTGATTACGGGAGGTAATGCAAAAGGAGCCTCTTGGGGTCGTCTTGCTGGTTATGACAATGAAGGCTCTATCCTCTACATAGGTTTTACTAAATTCTGCATAGGCCCTTACTCTTTGGATGAAATAAATATGATGCGTGATAAGAATCCAGAGGTCAGCTACGTAGAACCAGGATATAAAAACTATGATTGCTATATTCCTAGTCTCATCCGCATCTATAAGTAACAATTATAAAGTTCAGATTATGACAACAGCAGAAGAGGCAAGAAGAAGAACCCTTAACGCTATCAAGGAGATATATAAAGACCAGCTCGAATTAGTAGATGCAATCATCTGTTGTGCTTGTAATGAGTTAAAGTACGAAGATACTGTAACTTTCGAGAGTTCCGAAGATAGAGATAACGTAAGGTTATATCTTGATGAACTTGGTTATGAAACCTGGTGTGGGGTAGGTGGTGAGTGTAAGTTAACTATCTCATGGCGACATGAAAAAGGTAATAAAAAATAGTTGTAGAAAAATGAAAAAGTTAGATGGGAACAAAGAGTAAACAGATACCGCTCCTTACCAAGGAGCAGGTATCAGAGCAGCTTCTTCAGCAGCATTTGCGCGGCTGGAAATCGAACCCTAAGTATATCGTAGAAAACCTTTATGTGTTCGACTGGGAGAGTGATATGCTCATCAAGACCCGAAGCGGATATTGGTATGAGGTGGAGTGCAAAATCTCCTTCGCCGATTTCAAGAACGATTTCACGCATAAGTGGCAGAAGCATGAACTGTTGAAGACTGGAGAGTGGCATCCTCTTACTTTCGTGCGTAGAGAAACAGACGAGAAAGCCTTGTCGAAATATGAGTCATACCCTGGCTATCATATAGAGAAGACTGGCAAGGCTTGGAATATCTACATCAAAGGTCAGGAGGTAGCAAAAAGAGAGCATCGCCGCCCGAACTACTTCTACTATTGCGTACCTTGGTACCTTAGTGGAAAAGTACTTCCCCTCCTTCCCGATTATGCGGGGCTATTAGTACTCGCAGAGGATGGCAAGTTGAAAGAAGTGAAGCGGGTACTCACCCTGCATCAGCATAAGTACACCAATGAGGAACTGAAGCTATGCGATAAGTTCTATTATGCCTACCGCAACTGGAAGCTGAATATGGAACGCCACCAGCCTACCGCAGAAATCAAACGTCTGAAAGATGAAATTGCTTTTCTCAAGGCAGAATATAAGGCCGTAGCCGGGTGTGATATTAAAGACGCATTTTAATGATTAAAAGATTTATAGATTATGGAAAAGATTGAATTTACAAAGGAACAGATAGAAAAGATAGCTGAAGGCATCAGTGTTATTTGCTTCCGTTCTAACTCGAAGGCAAAGGAGTTTTTGCTTATGGAATATCCAAAGCCTAAAGATGTGTTTGGTGAATCCTGTATCTGGGAAGAGCCTTTATATAATAAAGAACACCCGAAGGAAGTGAAAAGCGTATTGCCTAGTTTTGAAGCAGTGCATACTTTCGGCTCACCGAATTTGTTCAAACCGAGCCTTGCAGAGGTTATCCAAGCCTGCCCTGTTAACTATCTCGGCAATTTTAACGCTGTTACTATCAAGTATAATGATTTTACAGAGGACGATTCCAAGCATAAGAGTATCGTGACTCCTTACGTGATTTGCAAGAAGCAGAAGCCATTCGTTCCTCCTCTCAGCAAGAAAGAGGAGAAGAAGCTGCATCCTTCGCCATTGAAGATAGGCGACCTTGTAGGTACTATCATTGACGAGTTCTGCCAGGTAAGCATTGATACTATCCAGCCTGATAACCGCAACCTTCAGACATTGTTTGATGGTCCGATGAATGATGTTCCGGAGAAGTATCTGGATAAGCATTTCCGCCCGATAGAGATTATCAAGGACAGCGAATATAAGATTCATTTAATCATTAACTAAGTATTATGATGATACAGATTCAAGATTGGAAATGTGATAAGAAAATCGTGGTCGTGGATGAAGTCAACCATGGCACCGTGCAGGTGGAGATACCGAAGCCTGGAGAGTATAAGGATAAATATTACCAGCATGCCGATTGCGCCATCTATAACCTTTGGGTGGATGAGAAATATCGCAAGCAGGGTGTTGCTCGCCTCTTGATGGAGACTGCAGAGAAGGAAGCCAAGAAACTGGGTTGCAAGTCTGTGCAGTTGGAATATGATAAGGAGAGCGAGTCTTTCGTTCTCCAGTGGTATAAGCGCCTTGGCTACGTGGTGACGGCTTGCGGTATAGGTGGTCCACTGCTGCTGGTAAAGAAGCTCTGAGGCGATACCTTGTCCTTACCACTCAAAAATAAAGTATTAACTTTGCAAACAGAAAATAAAGATTTATAGAGAATATGACAGAACTGGAACAATATGAACTCCTGGGGGAGTTGAAAGACCTTGCAGAATGGATGCAAAATAGCGCACCTGGTTTTGATGTAAAGGAGTATGGATCGCTCGAAGAGCAGATAAAGAGTCTGAATCAGGATTCGGGTGATTTCTATGAGGTCATTATTGAAATCCATTTTAATAATGGCAGATACATCATTCTCCACAATCAAGCCTTTGAGGCTTTGGTGGAGGATTCATATATAGGCGATGAGATTGATGCTACGTCGAAGGATACGGTGATAGGAGTTACATACACAGACCCAGAGACAGACTATACGCAGATGGTGATTCCTATCAGTTCCATCTGCTACATTTCTACCTACACCCAAGAAATCAAGTGGCAGGAGCGATGGGATGCACTGAGCAGAGACAAGAAGGATGACTGCATTGCAGCCTTCGACAAATGGTATTCCAAGAGCCAGCAAGAGAAATAAGAATTTTTCATTTTTCTAAATAATATGTATGATTCTTTAGTCAAGGTCAAACGTGTAATAATGTAGTTTTTCGTATTTTTACAAATAATTGGTTTTGTATAAAGAAGAGGGGCGGCTGTCGTGATGACATCCGCCCTTTTATCTTTAAACGTTCCTTCCGTCCGGCAATACGAACCAGCCTATATTTCCTCGCCAGAACTTACATCCCAGATATAGCGAGTCGAAGGCATCGGTGAAGTCCGTTCTCTGCTGCAACGGCAGGTTGTCTTCCGTTTCCGCTTTCTTCTCCTGACTCTTATCCTTGCGGAATCCCTGATAGCCGATGCTCACCTCACAGAGTTGCATGGCGATAATCAAATCGGGGTTCTGAGTCTGATTGATACGGATAGCAGGATATTCGATACCGGCAAGGGCATTATTAATGATGCGATGCTTCACTTCGTGCTTCTCCGGCACGCCCATATCTATCGCCGTCACATTCCAGCCATTGCGCTCCAACTCCTTAATCACTGCCTGGTAGAATCGCTCATCGGTCAGCGCATACGATGCGCCCTGCTTGGCGGTGGCATCATAAAAGTAAACCACGTCTCTGTTCACAGCTCTCTTTGGGGCGTAGTAATGCGAGAAATCATCTACCAGTTCACGCAGCTTACGCTCGTTCTTTACATAGAAACTCTTGATAACATTCGCTGCCTCCACTCCGTCACGCTGATATACCTGACCTACCACCAGGGTATTGATATTTGCGTTATAGTCAAACGCAAGATAGAGGGGAAGGTCGTTCACGCAGTCAGCATCCATACGGCAGTCGTTTCTCTCGGACAGCTCCTTGAAATCCGGCTGATAACTTTCTGAAGTAATCTTCTTGCCACCGATGATACCCGTAGCCTTCTGGGTGCTCCAGTTAGCTTGGCTCAAAGGGTCAATCTTCTCATCGGGAATATAACCATGGATATGATCTATATCCAGGTTAGAATAGAAACCATCGTTCGATTTCTTGATTTTCACGTTCAGGATGGAAACCATGAAGGTGTAGTTAGGCAGATCTCGCTTCATGGTTCTGATGTAGTCTTCAGTAAGCAGATCCACATTGTCGAGGGTAGAAGCACGGCGAACGAGGAATGCCGAACGGCGAAGCTCTCTCAGATAGTCGTCTCGAAACTTGTCTGCCTTGTCGAACATTTGCATCTCCCACCATTCTTCTTCCGTAAACAGATATTCGTAATCATAGATGAGTTCCGCATCCGCTGCATCCACCAGCTTATAGTTTACCGCCATATCCACTATGTTTTTTGTGAGCTTGTTGCCATGGTTAGGCAAAATCTTAAACTGTCCCTCGTGCTTAATCATCTTGAGGGCGATGGCACGTATCATCAACCTTAAATCGGGTGGCACGGCATGAGGGGTATGCCCGGTCTTTTTGGCATTATAGATAAGGTCGTTGTAACGGATAATCTTGTTTGCATAGTCTTCCAGCTGCTCCTGCACCCATCTGTAAGTCTTGCCTTGAAATTTACCTGATTCTATTGTAAGATCAAGCTTCTCCTCCTCGCGCTCCAGCCAACTGCCCTTTGTGGTAAGCGAAGCATCAGATAGGAATCTTGTCGATTTATAGAGCGGGTTGTAGTCAGTAAAGTTGATGTTACCCAAAGGGTGAGTCTGGCCTGACAACGCCGGCATCAACTCGTCGGTTACTTTCTTGTAAGGGAAGAACCTCGCCTCGTCACCTACCATCGCCGAAAAAGTGTAACTGTTGGCACTTGCGGTCTGCGAGAGGGAGATGAGCACCCACTGGGCACCATTCGCAAACCAAATAATATTGTCATAGCTTTTCGGCTTAAAGATAGCCTCACGGGCGTGCTTCGGTGGTCGTCCCCAACCGAAATGAATGCCCTGCGTAAAACCGAACATTCGTTCCATGGCTGCCATGGTACCAGGAATAGTCTTGCCGAATCCCTGCTGTCGTGATACGGCTACCCAGGCTCCCAGCATACCGGGCATAGAGTTAGAAGCCATCCAGACGTAAGGAGCCACAAGGCCGTCGGTTTTACCCACACGTCTTGCGGCAATCACCCTTTCATCCTTCGCAGCCATATACAGAGATTGCTGCTGGAATTTGGTTAGGTATATCAAATGTGGTTGTTGCATAATAATAAAAATGTTATCCTGAATGTATGTTGATTTTAGAATAGAGTAGGCTGTGCCAACTCTAACTTGATGCGTTTGCAAGCCTTGTCGTAATATTCTTTGTTTAATTCAAAGCCGATGAAGTTTCTCTTTTCTCTGATGCAGGCGATGGCGGTAGTGCCGCTGCCCATGCAGTTGTCGAGAACGCACCCCCCCCCACATTGGTATAAGTACATATAAGATACTGGATAAGAGCGACTGGCTTTTGCGTAGGGTGGAAGGTATCGGCAGAATGTTCCTTGTCAAAGCAGATAATGCTCTTTGGGAATTTTTCATCTGATACGATAGTAGGCACTTCTTTATGGTCGCCATAACAACCTCGCTTCAAACTATGAGAGCCATCTCCCCTTCGATGATTCCTTTGATGTGGCGCACATTTTACCATTTGAGGATTGTAGACAGGTTGTTTTCGATAAAATACTGCAATATCCTCATGTGAGCGCAGAGGCATTTTGTTGGCATTCAGAAATCCTGTTACCCGTTGTTTGCTCCAAATAAGATTATATTTCCAGAGTTTCGGCTGTGACATCATAAGTTGTGCGGTAAACATGCCCTGGCAGAAAAGAATAATGGCCGCATTGGGTTTGGTTATGCGCAGATATTCCTTCCATAATGGCTCAAGCGGGATAATACTATCCCAGCCACCGCCTTCACTCTTTTTATTGAGAACGCCATAAGGCAAATCGCAGATAATACAATCCACGCTTGCGTCCGGAATCTTTTTCATTCCTACCAGGCAATCCTCATTATAAATCTTATTTAATTCCATTGTAATTATATGTTTTAGAATAGGCTCGGCTGCGCCATTTCGAGTTGAATACGCTTACAAGCCTTGTCGTAATATTCTTTGTTCAGTTCAAAGCCGATGAAGTTTCGCTTTTCTCTGATACAGGCGATAGCAGTAGTACCGCTGCCCATAAAAGGATCGAGGACGGTATCACCTTTTAGGCTCGAATTGATGATATGTTTTTGAAAGAATGGTGTTGGCTTTATGGTTGGATGATTCCAACGATTTTTCTCTGAAGTGTTGAGTGGAGTAATGAAATACGTTCCTTTGGTACTCGTATCACCATAGATACGAACTCCTTTTTCTCGGAAGAACAAACAATACTCTGTATCAGTAATATATTTATTGCCGCACGCAGGTATCGGGTTCGTCTTGTGCCAAGTAATCAGATTCCAGTTACAGCCTTTCTTCTTTACGAAGTAATCAAGATATAGAGGAATCTGTTTTTGACTACACCAAAGATAGATATTTATCTTTTTCATAACCCTGCAGCATTCATCTAGAATCTTTAAGTCGAATCCGCTTTTTATCTCATCCAGCTCTTTTACATAGCCTTTATCATCATGGGCATAAATACCCCCCCAGAATTGTCTATAATATAAGGAGGATCACTAACTATTAAGTCGATAGTCTTGGAAGGAATCTTTTTCATTCCTACCAGACAGTCCTCATTATAAATCTTATTTAACTCCATCCTCTGTAAACTATAAATTATAAACTATCAACTCTTAATTTCCCAATGTGCCATTTCGAGCAAACCTTGCACTGGTATGCCGTATATCCGGCATTCATGATTTTAGGATGCAGTTTTAAAAACTCGCAGGCTTCATCCTCACTTTCGTAGGCAACCTTGGCTTTCCAGCCGTGGCTGCTTTTCCTCGTCCAGTGTTCCGGATCAGGACGGAAGGGAGGTATCTTGTTGGGATGATGATTTTCGTATCGCTTACTCATCGGCTGGTTCCTCCTTCATTTCTTTAGTCTGTTTGTCAGCCTCCTTCTCTTCCATCACCTCTTCCATGTAGTCGAAGTAATCAGGAGCTTTCTCCGGAGTAGCATTCAGACTCTCCTCATCGGCTATCTGCTGCATATCTTTCACCGTAAGACCGTACTTGCGAGCCATCTTGCGCTTATACTCATCGGTATAGTTGATGCGGTCGTGTTTCACGATGCTTACATCCTGGGTAATGGCTATGCGGCTCATATCTGGCATCTCATCCGTAGCGTCCTTATCCTCCACGAAGTTGCCATATACATTAGCCAAGGCCTGCATACCCTTATCCACCGCGCGGTCGTTGTTCTGCTGCTTGCCCGTGCGGATGAGCCATTCGGCGCTGCTCAGATACATTGCCTTGTGGCGAGGGCTTTCATCGGTCTGGAAGAAACGGATGATATGGTTGCAGACCGCTACATCATTATTCAGTTCCGTAACCGTGCGAGGTTTGATATTTCCTTCATCGTCAATATCAATATGCAGCGCCATCACCATTTCCTGCGCCTCTTTGTTGCCCTGTCCTGCCTGGTTCACGAAGAGCGTATAATCGCGCCGTGCGATATTGCGACAGGTGGTACGCGGGTCTATATCGTTGTTTTGCACCCATCGCTTGTAGAACTCAGCACAAATCTGCATGCGGTACCGCTGTTCCAGTTTAGGGAACATCGTCTCCATGCTGAGACCATTGGATAGCCATTTGTCTATCCTCTGCAGGGTGTTTTGCGTTAATTGGCTCATTCCTTATTAATGTTTAATGTTTAATGTATAATTGGTGGGGCATCGAAAAACGAAATTCGTGTCATTCGTGTCATTCGTGTTCAAAAACCCCGAACCCCGAAACGCTATATGGTAAGGTCGATACCAAACTGACCTTCCAGGAACTTCTTGTAATCGGGCTTACCGAATAGCGGTCCGTTCACCTTATCCCACTCCTTATTATTAGAATAGAACACATCACGTGTGAACCATTCATATACGCTATCGTAGCGTTTCAGCGCCGTGCAGTTAGGATGCGTATCTAAGTACTTCTGTCCGGCACGCAGGTAAGCCTTCGCTATGCGGGGGTGCTTCTGAAACTCGATAAGGCGCTTGCGTCTTGAGGCCAGCGGGCAGCACATGCAGCCGAGTCTTCGAGTAACGTTGATTTGCCCCCCCCGTATCATAGTAGAGTTGAGCCAGCTTCAAGTCTCTATCAAGAATGAAATCCCTTACGTCTTCATCAGTCCACTCTAAGATAGGGTAAATCTGCTCCACATGGTTCTCTTTTTTCTTTGCACCAAAATATCGGCACTCGGTAGGCTCGTTATATCTTTCTTTTCTTGCTCTGCTTTCCGCTTTGCGCACACCGATAATGGTTTTATCGAGTACCTTATACTCTTTCAGAGCCTCACAGCAGAAACGGGAGAAGCGAGAAGGAAATCCCTTCTTGGCGATAAGCTGAAAGAAATTCTCTTTAGGCCTGAGAATTTCCACACCCATCTCCTTCACGTGGGCGATAGTGCCCGGTGGGTCGATGGTGGTGTTCTTGTATATCGCCCTGTATCTGATACCAGCTTCCCTGGCAAGCTGCAGGACCACATCACTATCCTTGCCGCCCGAATAAGCCAGTTCTATCTCTCCATCGTACCTTTTCTGTACGCTTTGCAGGAGGCGAATAGACTGATCTATCTTTTTCTGTAATTGCTCGTTTATCATTTTGCGCCTTTTAAATTTTTATATCTGCCCACAAAATTACGAAATCGCCCCTAAATGGTTGGGACAACCCCCGAACCCCCAATCTCGAAATAGCACCCCTATCGCCCCCCCCCGTTCCCTGCGATTCCATCGCAGGCCCCTCAATCCTTTTTTGTCCCCACCTCTCAATAAAAAACCGATACCTTTGTATCGTATTAAAGACAACATAGGATAACATTAAAAAGAAAAAAGAAATGCAAAGTTTAATTCCAACTCTTACAAGGTTTCTTGCAGCCATTATCGGCTTAGTGTGGTGTACACTGGAACCATCTCTTAACTACATCGCCGTATGCTTCTTCGCCCTTATCTGCGACTGCTACACGGCTTGGCGCTGCAACTGCCGCATCTATTCTCGCTATCGTGAGGCTATCAAAAAAGACCCGCGATGCAAAATTGATGGGAAACTGAAATCTAAGAAAATGGCAAAGATGGTGAAAGATTTTTCTGTCCTCATCCTTGCGATATTCTTAGCCACGATGGTAGATACCGTAATACTCGATTTTCAGAACCCTCTCCATCTCGCCAACTATCTTGCTGCTATCTACTGCGGTGTGCAGCTCGTGAGCATCCTCGAAAACGAGAGCACCTGCAATGGGGCACCCTGGGCAAGAGTGATGCAGAAGATTGTAGCCGACAAAACCGAAAGGCATTTTAACGTGAAGCTGAAAGACTTGATGAAGGAAGAAGAAGAGGGCAACAAGGAAGAGGCTACTCCGGAAGAGGATAAGAAGAAAGAAGATGATAATGACGACTGGATTCCGCAGAAACCGGCAGACCCAGTAATGGGCATGTAATGTGCCAATATCTCTTAATTTCTGTACGCTATCAGTTAATAATGTGTTAATAACCCTTTGAATTATGACAATATCAAATGTTTTGGAACACTGGGCTACGATCTACAAGCCCTTATCCCACGACCCGACAAGCAAGAAGCTGGAGGATCAGAGTTTCTTCCGCATTCGTGATATTGACGAGGAAAATATCTTTTCCCGCAACGCCAATATCATTCACTCTCCCTGTATGCTCTATCGTGTAGTGAACTCCGGAGAGTTGAAATCGGATAAGCAAGCCCTGATTACTTATCAGGTCTGTTTCCTTACCCGACTGAAAGACTCCTCTGTTACGTTGGGCAGATATGATGGTAGCAAATTGCAGGCTGCATCGGATGATCTGATGGAGTATTGTGAAGACCTTGCGTCCTATCTCACTCAGCTTCGCCGCACAGGTATTTGTCCTATCACTGGCAGAAACTTCAAGACGGAAGAGCCTAAATTGGGCATAGAATTATCATCCGTCGATATAGAGAGTTTTGCCTATGGTGTAAACCCTCTTTTCCGTGGTCCGAGCTGGCTCCTTGCCGATTGTTATTGGCAGACCATCCGTCCACTCTATAACTTCCAATGCGGGAAGGAACAGAAATACATCATTCCTGCATCGACAGAAGACGGAAAGGAGGGATAAGCCATGCCTATCAGAACCCAACCTATCAAGTCGCCTTTTGCACCTCTGAAAGAGGTGGCAGGTGTATATCTGAAACAAGCTCTTCTTGATATAGAAGTTAACTTCAATACCCAGAAGATTTATCCGGTAGAAGTATATCGTGGCTACGAGAAGGTAAATAAATACCGCGAGGAACACGGCATGTGGTATTCTACGGGTGAAGGTAAGAAATCCTTTGAGGGTACGGTATATCAGGCTGATGAAAAGACGGGTAATCTGATGGTAGGAATCCGCTATAACGATTATCTCCGCTATGTGGATATTGGTGTAGGTTTGACGGGTGATCCTCGTGACCCTGCAGCCCATATCACTGCCGATAAGGTGGACCGCTCGAAGAAAGCCAAGTTCAAAACCCGCTATATCGGCAAGTGGGATAGAAGGGCAGGTAAATCTCACCGTCCTGCCATCATGCGAACCGTCCGCAGGTTGAAAACGAGATACGAAAACCATCTTGCCGATTACTACGGCTATCAAGGCTTGTTACAGATAATGAACGCCCTGGAAGGCAAAGGCGATTAACCCATCTCGCCCCCGTTCCCGGCGATTCCATCGCCGGTCTCATATCCCCCAAAAATAAACATTAAAAATAAAAAGCAATGGCAAAGAATAAAACAGAGGCTATCATCACGCTCAATGGCCAGCAACCGCTCCAGGTATTGAAGCAGTTGCAGGAGGCAGCAGCGGGTATATCCGACCAGATAGATGCGGCTCAGGCGAAACTGAAAACCATGAAGCCGAATACCGACCCGTATAAGGCTCTCGACGCCACCATCAAGGATCTGAAGAAGCAGTATGATTTGCTGGCTTCTGCGCAGATTAAGGATATTTCGGCCAATGAGCGTTTGCAGAGCGTGGTAAACCAGCTTAGTAATACTTCTCTTCGCAACCTGCGTCGCGCGTTGGGCGATGGCAAGCGCCAGCTCGAAGGCTTGTCAGAGGCAGAACTGGAGCAGGCTAATTCCATCCGCGCGATGATGAAGACGGTGGGCGACCAGATACGTCTGCTGGAAGGAAAATACGTGAAGATTAAGGAAAATTTAAAAAATGTTGATGAGCAATCCGACCAATGGCTCAGTAAGGCTCTTACTCAGCAGAGAGAACTTGTTTCTTCTTTAAAGAAAACATCTTCCGGCTATCAGTTTAATCTTGATATTTTAAAGCAACTGGAGGCAGAAGAGGATAGGCGTAAAGGCAAAATGAGTGCCGGTGAAGCTATGAGAACCGTTGGTAATAAAAACGCTACGGCATCCGATTTGCGCCGTGCTAAGACTTCTATTACTCAGGCGAGGGATAATGTAGATACATCTGATACCGCTCAGATTAAAGCCTATAACGATGCCCTTGCCAAGATTGAAGAACGCCTTGATGCAGTATCTGGGAAAGCCCAGAAAGCAGCCATCGGTTGGCAGAAAATGCGTCAGGTATTATCTAACCCTAGCAAGGCTTCGGGCGAGGACATTAAGCGCACCATGGACGCTATTCAGCAGAAAATTCAACAACTCCCTGCTGGAAGTAAGGCTGTATCTGATTTACGCAGGCAATATGCCCAGTTGGAACAAACTATGAAAGGTACCCGTCTTTCGCAAGCGCAAATCAATGATATTGTTGCCCGCAGTAAGACTGGCAAGGCAAATATCAATGAGCTGAGACAGGCTTATAAGCAACTTGAGGAGGAACTGAACTTTGTCAACACCAAGAGCGAGACATTTGCAAACAGACAGAAGGAGCTGAAGAACCTCAAAAAGGTTATTGATGATGCAACGGGTGCAGCCAATAAGCAGAGTGGTGCATGGCATACGGCTTTGAAGAACCTTACGGCATACGTAGGTATGTTTGCGGTATTTAACCAGGTAAAGACTTACTTTGTTGATTTATTCCGTCTGAACATGAAGTTTATGGATCAGTTGACGGATATTCGCAAAGTTGCGCTTTCTACTACGGATGAAATAGCAAATCTTTCTCGTGAGTTGGCGAAAATTGATACCCGTACCAGTCTTGAAGAGTTAAATCGAATCGCTTATGCTGGTGCCAAGTTGGGTATTCAGACGCAGGGAGGAACTATGGCACTCGCTGGCTTCGTCCGTGCTGCCGACCAGGTAAATGTGGCACTTAAAGAAGATTTGGGTGAGGAAGCGCTCACGTCTTTGGCGAAGATTACTGAGGTGATGGGATTGGTTGACAAGTATGGTGTAGAAAAAGCCATGCTGAAGACCGGTTCCGCAATCTTCCGTCTGGCTGCTACTTCCACTGCTTCCAGCGATAAGATTGTGGATTTCTCAAATCGTATGCTTGCCCTTGGCGAACAGGCTGCCCTTACCACGCCTGATATTCTCGCCCTTGGTTCTGCGGTAGATAGTATGGCATTGGAGCCAGAAGTGGCAGCAACCGCTTTCGGTAAACTGGTAACTGAGTTACGAAAAGGCACAAGCCCTATTGAAAAATCCCTGGGTATTGCTACCGGAAGTTTGAAGAAGATGATCGAGAGCGGAAGAGGTATGGACGCTATTCTTACTATCTTTAGAAAAATGGGTGAAACCAAGAATGTCTTTGCTCTTGACGGCTTGTTTAAAGACTTAGGTTCTGATGGCGCCCGACTCGTGAAGACGATGGTTACGATGGCTGCCAAAAATGGTATGCTTACAAAAGCTGTTGAGGAATCAAATAAAGCCTTTAATGACGGTACGGCTGTAACGGTAGAGTATAATATGCAGCAGGAAACCGCTATGGCTTATATGGAGCGTGCCAATAACCTTTGGGAGAAACAGTTTGTTTCATCCAGCGCAGCGGCAGGTCCCGTTCACGATATAGCCAAGGCGTGGTTTGAGTTAACTAAGGAGTTGACTAGCAGCCTCGGTTTTATGACAGAGGTTAAATTAGCCATCGGACTTATCTTTGCTTCTGTCAAAATGCTGCTGAATATTCTTCCTACGCTCATTTCTATGCTCAGTATGGCAGGTTTGGCGGGTGCGTTTGCATACGTACTTGATTATGCTCAGAAGTTGAGTTCTGCTTCAGCCTCACTGAGCGTGGTTTGGGCTAAGATGGTTTCGACTTTCAATAAGCTGTCATTAGTAAAACAGGCAGGTGTCTTCGGTGGTATAATCGGCTTGCTAGGTATACTTGTCGTAAAGTTGGCTGAATATACGTCTTCTCTGAATCAGGCTTCAGCCGGTCAGCGTGTACTGAATGAAGTGCAGGAGGAAGGTAAGCGTAAGGCAATGGAAGAGCAGGAGCAACTGAATCGTCTTCATAATGTAATGAAAGATACTTCTGCCTCGATGAAGTTGCGAATCGATGCGATGAATCAGTTGAATAGTGCTATTCCTGGACTGAACGCAAAGATTAATACTGAAACCGGTGCAGTCAAGGAAAATACTAAGGCATGGGATGCAAACTTTACCCGCTTGCAGAAGTATTACGAACTTGAAGGTGCCCGTTCTAAGCTGGCAGAGTTGGGTCGCCAGAAGGTGGATGCAATTCTTGATTTGCAGAAAAAAGAAGATGCTTACGCTAATTCGAAGGTACAGACACCTAACGGCTCTCATATTCAGACTTCCGGCGGTGCCATGATGCCTTCTCAGGTTCAGGGTGCTATCGGTCAAGCGGGACAGCGGGCGGCGGCAAAGAGCGCTCGTGATAAGGCTCAACGCCGATTGGATGATGTTGTTGCGCAGGAAAACGCGTTAAGAGATAGATTCGGCGCGGAATTGGATGTGGCAACTGGTAAAGAGACGGGAACCCCACAACATATTGATGAAACTGGGAAGGGCGGTAAAGGCTCTGCTACAACTCCTGAAGACGATGCCCGCAATAATATATCCGAGTTCATAACCAAAATCAAGAACTTCTACGAACGCCAGAAGACGGCAATGGTAGAGAAAATGACAAAGGATAATGTAGAAAAGGAGATACAGAAGCAGGTTGTTAATGACTTGGATATAAAGCTGAAATCGGCTCTCGCTGCGGCAAAGCAATCTATTGTCCTCGGTAAGAAAACCTGGGATGATTTCAAAAAGACAATGGATAAAGACCGCAAGGAAAAGGATGATGAGTTTGGCCAGTCTCAGTCTCGTACCTTGCTGGAACAGATTAATGCTTACGATGTGTCAAAACTCCGTGCTGACCTTTTAAAGCAACTGCCTAAAATCAAGAAGGGCAAGATCGTTGGCTATAAATCCGATGAGCGGGATAGGGCATACCTCGACCGTCAATGGCTCGATGCGTCAAAGGGCGAAAACAGTAACGCCAATATCATACAGGAACGCATGGAACAGCGCCGTAAAGAACTGCTGGAGTATGATTACACCAAAGTGGTGCAGGAAAATTCTTTCCTCGGTCTGATAAGCTCTCGCTTTGCAGATGTATCCCTCGATTCTCTTCAGAAGGACAAAAATGATGTTATCAAGGTTCTTGAAAAGGCAAGAACGCAGATGGCTGATCTTTTTGCTACTGAAGGAAAGAAAGATAACTTGTTGAAATTCCTCTTTGGCGAGAATTACGAAAATACACCTTCTGTCTTTCTTGCGCTTTTGAATGATACGGAAGAGAATGTCAAACTGTTCTATCGAAAACTGATCCAGTATTCAGACGAATATACAGAAGCCGAAAAGAAACATTACGATGAAGCAAAAAAGATTACTGATTTCTTGTGGAAACGTAATCAGCGCAATCTTGCCAACCAGGAAACCCTTCGCAAGATGCAGCAGGAAAGCGCCCTCTTCGGCAAGCGAACCAATATGTGGTCGAACCTCGGTCTCGGTGATCTCACCGCCGACCCAGAGGTGGAGCTGATGAAGATGAAGATGCAGATGGCAGAAGATTATTATGCTTTCGTTTTCAAAAACTCACGTAACAAGCAGCTCCTCGATGAAGCTGACAAGGCTCGTCAGGAGGCAGAACTTGCCTATGTCAACCAAATGGCAACGGCGATGAAGAACCGCCTCTCTCAGATGCAACAGCTCGTGCAGCCTATCGAAACTTTCGGTGCAGAGGTAGGCAAGGCATTTGCCGAAATGCGCAACGATGTAAGCAGCGCACAGGAAGCTATCAAGAACGCCCTGAAGTCTATGCTCGAATCGTGGGGTAATATGGCGCTCAACGATGTGAATACGCAGATGTGGAAGGCTATCAACGATGCAGGTGCCCAGCGAGCCAAGAAGAAAGCACAGCCTGGTATCGATGCAGCAAGAGCCAATGCTAATGCCAATGCCGTGAAGGAAGATTTCTCTAATCTCGGTACAAAGGCGAATCCGATGTATGTGCGACTGGTAGATGAGGGCGCATCTTATCTTACTCAGCAGCCGCAGTCTAACTTCGAGAATCTGCCTCCTCAGCAGCCGGCTCTCGGTTGGAATCCTGATGGCTCGCCTATCAATCCTAACAGTCCTGCTATTGTGCCTCCATACGCGCCCCCTGCACCCCCCGAGCAGGCGAATAAGCAAGCAGAGGGCAATGGTACTCCTCATGCGTGGGCACATCGCAACCGAGACAACGCCAATGCGTTCTATCAGGATGCCGCAACGCAAACGGGTGCGGCAGCAGCCGATGCTATATCTGGTGGCGGTTCCTGGTCCGATGTCGCAGCTGGTATCGGCGGTTCTTTCATCGGTGGCGTAATGAATACCGAGTTCAAGACTGGCGGCGGCAAATCAAAGGAGGATAAGGAGAAAACCGAGCAGTTGAAGAAGGAGAAGAAGCACCAGAAGGAACTGAGCAAAGAGGTAAAGAAGGGCAATAAGGATCGCGAGAAGGTTACCATGCAGGGTGTTCAAAACATCACGAATGTGACAGATGCCGGAAACAAGGAGCAGACTGAGGGTACAAAGATAGCTTTGAATACAGGTATGGCTATGACGGAAACGGCGCTCACTACCAATCTCGCCAATACTCAGGCTAACAATGAAGCAATAACTCAATCGGATGCAGCCCGCACGCAAGCAGGAATGACCTTCTCTATTGCTGGTGCCATTGGTAAGTGTTTCGACTTCCTGGGGCCTATCGCTGGTCCTATCGCAGCCGCAGGTGTGATGGCTACCCTGATGGGCTTGCTCCAGTGGGCGCTTAACTCTGCATTCAGCGGCGGTAAGAAGAAGAGTAATACCAATACTACCAATACTAAGCTCGTAACCGGTATGCTTACCTACGATTCCGGAAACGTTCAAGACTTGAAGCCATTTGTAGATGACAATGGCGAATTGTACTGGATGGCTGATGATAATGATAAGGAAATGGGTAAAAAACCGTTCATGGCTGATAATGGTGAAGTATATTGGGCAAAGGAAGATGACGGCAAGCAGATGCAGGGCGTGAAGATGCTCACGTCTCCAACCGCCACTACCGTGAACGGGCAGCCGTCTCTCGTAGCCGAGAGAGGACCGGAAATCGTGATTGGCCGTGAAACTACCCACGCCATGATGATGAATAACCCAGGCTTACTGAAAGCGCTCGTGAACTACGACCGCAACTATTCAGGAAGAAACTCAGCAAGAAGGGCATTTGATAATGGCAATGTGGGTGATGTTCTTGCAGCAGGCACGCAAGCAGGCAATGGTAATCTTTCGTCTGGCGCGTCAGCGGCAGACGGATTGCTTGCTGCAAGCGCTGCAAGCAATGCGGCGCTCCTGCAAGCCGTGAATGCGCTCATTCAGCGCCTGAATGAGCCTATCAGCGCCAAGATTAATATGTTTGGTCGTGGCGAGCTGTATGATAGCCTGAATAAGGCTAACCAGTTTATGAAGCATAAATAGAATGAAATTTTTGTTGATTATTAGTTGTTAGTTTTTAAGTTTTTATTATGTTTTTAGTAAGGCTGTTTCGCTGTGAAGCGAGATAGCCTTTTTCGCTTAAATTTCTTTTTGGTCCCATTTTGCGACCAAACCCATCATTTAGTGGGCTTTTGATAACTCGCTGATTTAGTGGGCTTTTTGGTCTCAAAAGCATATCTTGGTCCCATTTTTCCCCGAAATTCACTACTATATATAAAATTTTCCGTGTATTTTTTCTTTTCCCTAAAATCAAAAACCCCTAACTCCAAACTAGAAGTTAGTAGCATTAACGGCTTTGCCGTAAACATCAGACAATAAGATAGTTATGTGGTTATGAGGGGGTGGCAGCTAGTGAGAAAAATACAGGATTTTCTACATATATTCTACATATTTCTGAAATATTTTGTTTCTCCTGCGTACATTTGTTTTTAGAAAATTAGATAAAAATGAGACCAAAATAAAGCAAATTGCTGAAAAACAAGCAAATAGCAAAAAATCGTAGTGGGCTAGCAGGGGGCAATGGTGGGGCAGCAGTGGGACAAAATCCCTCGTTTTCTCAATTAATGGGCTTTAACATTTCAGCCTTCAAAATAAAAATGAGACCAAAATGAGATTTTTGAGACCAAAATCGGGAGTTTGGTCCCATTTTTGAAAAAACATCCTCTGCACCCCCGTTCCCAGCGATTCTATCGCTGGTTTCCCCTCTCAAACCCATATTAAATGTTAAAAATATAACTTATTTCAAATATAATATAGCCAACCTATACTATTTTCGATTTATTTTTGTATTTTTGCAGCAGATTTAGTATAATTAATATATGTAAGGTATGTTTGAGGAGATATGTTCCATCTATCGGGATGCGAAAGATGCACTTGGAAGATACGTCGATATGGAGACGGGCGAGTGCATCACGCAGATGTCTATCCGTGAGTTCTGTCTTACGGATAGGTGGAAGCCGTATGTAGAGAAGCTGAGAGCCATGCGGCAGGAATTTGGCAGCAAGGCGAAGAAGATGCCGGAGTATATCGACACCAAGAAGATGCTTCCTGGTGCCACACTGAGTGGTCTCTTCGCTACCTACGAGGACGACAGCCTTACCCATCCCGGGCAGCGGGTGATGGTATCGAGAAGAGAAACCCACCTTCAGCAGCATACCGGATGGCTGGCGATAGATATTGACCTTCAGGACAACGAGGGTATTGCCGATTTCGAGAATATCCGCAGGGTATTGGCATTTCGTCCAGAAGTAGCCTTGCTGATGCGTTCCTGCTCCGGAACAGGACTGTTTGGCTTGGTCCGTCTAGCCTATCCCGAACATCACAAAGAGCAGTTCAAGGCATTACTGCAGGAATATGCTGCACTGGGTATCATGCTCGATGGTTCTTGTGGAAATATCGGTCGTGTGCGCTTCGCTTCATGGGATGATCCTGCGCATATATATATTAATGAACGTGTGATACCATATACCAAACTGCCCGATAACGTACCCACACCGATGCCCGTAATGAACTATGCCAACACATATTTCAGTGGCAGTCATCCGACTGGTGCTGGCTTTAGGGGCAACTATCCGAATGGTGGGTATAATGGAGGATATAGACGTGATACTCCCGAGATCACCTATCGCAAAGCCCTGCGCCTTGTTGAGAAAATAGAGGCTCAAGGCATTGATATTTGTGCCGGAAAGGATACTTCAAGCGGTTATCTGGGTTGGGTGAAATGCGGGATGTCGCTCTATCATGTGGATAGAGTGGCGGGTTACGACCTATGGAGAAGAGTTTCCCGCTTCCGTCCCGCTGATTCTACCTGCGGCCATAATGAGATGGATTTCCGCAAGCGATGGAATCAGTTTGCTAATTACAATAAAATTTCTGAGGCAACTTTCTTCGACTACTGCAAGCGGTCGGGTATCTTCCTCACCAAGGAAGACTGGAAAGAGATATATCAGAATACATAAAGGTTTTTAAATACATATAAAATTAAAGATTATGGCAAAGAGAAATGTGAAAATCCCGAAGGGGTCATGGCTCGACCAGAAAGGTCAGCGATGGATGAAGGTTGCATTCGATGTAATGTCCGGTTTCGGGGGGGTGAAAAGTTCGTCCGTCAGATCAATTTGGACTTCACCTGCAACTTCGATTTCGGACTGAAAATATATGTAGTTAATATGGATGATTATGGTAATCTGCGAAACGTTGTGTTGCAGAAATACCCATCGCTGGCGAGGTATGGAGACTTCCGACTGGTGATGACAACTCATCAAGTAAAATGATAAGATTATGAAATTGATAACGATTATTGGTCCCTCTGGGGCTGGCAAAGACACGGTAGCACTTATGCTGTCTGCCATCCTGGGATATGAAGTGCTTTGTTCCTATACCACCCGACCTATGCGTGAAGGTGAAGTGGACGGCAAGGAGCATCATTTTGTCAAGGAATGCAACGTTCCTAAAAGCGAAATGCTTGCTTATACCCGATACGGCAACTATGAGTATTGGACGGAGAAGAAGCAGGTAGATGGTGCAGCCATTTACGTCATCGACGAGAAAGGACTGATGGAGCTGATGGAGCGCTGCCCGAAAGCCAAGATCATCACCGTTTATGTTTCGGCAAAGCCGGAAACTCTGAAAAAGCGAGGTATCTCTGAGGAACGTACCGACAGAGACCAGTATCGTGTTCAGATTGATTTCAACAGCTATGACTATGTGATACCCAACAACCGCTCGATATTCCATCTTTGGGATTTCGTGGCGTTCGTAGCCAAGAAGATAAGAGAGCAGGAATTGGGCATTCCTAACCATGCTGTAAAGTAAGTTCAAAGTGAATATCCAGTACCGTTACAATACAGACTGAGTACAGACTGAGCATAGATAGAATAATATATAAACATCAAATAAAGAAACAATATGAAAATGATAATTCCTGGTGTTGAGTGGTGGCCTCAGAAGACCGCCGCTCAACAGATTGCTCGAGTAGGCAGAGTTTGCTACAAGAGCAAAGGTAAGCAGCCTGACGAGAATCTTTCTGAAGAGCAGAAAGAGAAGTTCCTGGAAGAACAGGCAGTAAAGTTGGCCAACCGTTTCTGGGAGAGCGGTCACCGCTCTATGTACCGACATGGCACCCTCTATTTCTTCGTGAAGAACGACAGCAACCTGCCGAAGCATCTTTGGTCTTTCCTTGTTGCATCACCTTACATCAGTTATGCAGTGCAGGAAAAGAAGGTATGGATCAGCAGTAATATGCAGTTTCTCTGCGAGCATGGAAATATTCTTGAAATGCTATCTCCATTCAATGTGAAGGAAGCCGAGTTTATCGAGAAGGCGCTGAAATATGATTTCAAGGAAGCCCTCTATTTTCTCCGTATGACGCTGGTTGTTACCACACAGATTAGCACCAGCCGTGAGTTGAACCGCACATCACCTAATAGCATCAGTGAGCAGAGCACCCGCTACGTGAACCTGGAGAAGAAAGGTGGCGTGCAGATTGCCCGTCCCCACTGGCTGCATGAGGGTACCCGCTGGCAGAAGTTCCTCTATCTCTTCGGCTGCAAGATTTCCGACTGGCTCTATCGCCGATTGCTGAAGTCGGGATTGCATCCGCAGGATGCCCGCGGCATTCTTCCTCTCGATACCTATACGGTAGTAGCCTATACCTACACTATCGCCGAGTGGCAGCATATCTTAGACCTTCGCTTCAGAGAAACTACCGGCAAGGCGCATCCTAACGCCAAGGAGATAGGTTTCGAGATAAACCGCATCATCAGCGAGAGAATGGAAATGTTCGAGGCTCAAAAGAAATCTTTTAGATAAGTAGGTAAGCCTTCGTTCCCAGCGATTCTATCGCTGGTCCAATAACAAATAAAGAAGAAAGAAAATGGCAAATATTACATTAAACGAATATCAGCAGAAGGCAATGACAACCTGCCTTCCAGAGAGTGATAATCTCTTTTATATGCTCGCCAACCTTTGTGGCGAGGTAGGCGAATTTGCAAGCAAGGCTGGCAAGCACATGCGCAAGGGCAAACTCCACATCACCACCACTGAGCGAGATGAGGACGGCAAGATCTGCCACACTCAAGTCTGGAATATCACCGATGAAGAGCGCAAGCTGATGCTTTCCGAAATCGGCAATATTCTTTGGCAGACCGCAGGTTTGGCCCACGTCATGGGTGTAAGCCTGGAGGAAGTAGCCGAGGAGAACCTGGCAAAGCTTGCATCATGCAAGGAACGACAAGTGATAGCTGGCGAAGGTGACAAGCGATAATCACTACTCACTATTTCTAACGCTCATTATGATTAATAGAGTAAAAAAGCAATAAAAAGCAATGGGAACAAAAAACAAAAAACAACAGCAGCAAGCGATGGCCAAGCGTGAGGCTCAAATCAGAAACCTCCCTACCATCTATACCTTTAACTTTAAGGATGTTCCTGCTGAAAAATATACAGAGGCATTGGAGCGTCTTTTTTCCAATCCTGATTTCGCTGAAGCCGTGCGCAACCGCAACGAACTCGTGCGTGCAGCCAGCCGCATTCCGCAGAACTCGCCACAGATGGCATCGATTATCCGAGCCATCCAGGAGAAGGACAAGAAGCTGTCGATGAATATGTACTCCCTGCTTGTGCAGGTAAACCTGCGAAGTGATGAATCCTACGATTTCCTCAACTTCGGCCAGTTGCTCCGCTACTATGTGGACTACAGCAAGCCTGGAATGCAGGACAAAGTTGACAAGCTCTCCATTGATTTGGATAAGGTTACTTTCCTTACGGACACCCTGGAGCGTATCGTAATAGATGTGAAGTCAAATATGAAGGAAATCTTTGGAGGGCGCATTGATTTCAACCAGTTTGACAGCGTACTGCAGGTATTGAAACAGATGCAGGGCTTCTTCAATTTCGCAAGAACAAAGGACATCAACAGTAAGGACAATGACCTTTACTGCGACTATGCCAACAGCATCAGTGCCTATGTGGGGAAGCGCATGAAGACCTATTCGGAGAAACGCCGCAAGCTGCACCCTCAGCTTCCTGGCTTCACCCAGGATCAGATGGTGGAAGCCCTCAATCTCTTCTTCGACAAGAAAGGCTTTTTCAACGAGAGCTTCATCGCCAAGACGGAATCAGGAGGCTGCTATATCGACGGCATGAAACTCATCGCCAACCTAGACGAGGAGCAGACTGCCAAGCTCGACAAGCTGGTACCACGTCCGAAGGAAGGCAACAGCATACAGAAGTACTTCCTCTACATTACCGATGCAATCATGCTAAATTATGCCCAGCAGAAAGGCATCGCCTTGAAAAAGTAAAAAAATGTCAAATATCTATCTCCGTCTCCCCACCTTCCGCTGCCAGTTTTTCCGGCACCGCGATCCCAAGCTCACCCTGGCAAAGGATGAGCCGGTAGTGTTCAGCAACTACTCTCACGAGCATTTCATCATGAGAAATTCGCTCATTAATGCCCCAGCCCGCAGCAACCGCATCGACCTCGCTTGCTTCTCCCAGCAGCAATGGTGCAATATGCTCACGGGCAGGCATCCTGCCGGAGGCAAGGTAATGATGCGCCGTGATGCCGGAAGCTGGCTCACTTTTCAGGAAGTTCAGCAGCTCAATGGTCGCCTTACCGATGGTAAGGGCGCACATGATGATTACCTCTGCATCAGACTGCCCAGCGAAGTAGAGATTGTCGATACCGTTTATCCCGTAAAGCCTACCTTTACGCTTGATACCCATGGCATCCGTGCCCTGGTAGTCTCGCTCAACAACGATTTTAAGCGCAGTCTGGTAGAATGGGCACTATCCACCTTCGACTTCTGCACCTCCAAAGGCAGGGTTATCGCCCGCTCCCATAATGCCATGCTGGAGCGGTACTTAATGCGCTACGGCATAGAAGCCAGCGAGGAAGAGAAAGACGTGTTGCGCCGCATCATTGGCAGGTGGTTCCGCACAGAACACTGCTTCTTCAAGTCCTATTCTTGCGTAGATATGCAGTATAAGGACAGTCGTGATAAGCCTAACCGCATCGACGAAGTGCAGTGGCTATGATTTTACACCTTATATAATAGGTGTTAATTCGTAAGATAACAAATGTTAAATAACAGATAAATCAAGGAAAAGATATGAATTTACCCGATAGTTGTAGAGAGTTATTTCTTGATGGAATAACCGACGCTTATTTTTATGCTGCAAGGGAAAGCTCCATTCCTATCCCATTCAGCATACCGCTGGTATTGCAGATTAATGGCTGCAAGTTTGCTGGCGAAGCACTCCATATTGCCACCAGCGAAGGCGACAATTATGTAATATCTGATGGCATCACAGCTAAGCAGACCTCTTCGGAGGCTGGCAATGGTACTGTCTTCAAATTCGAGATTACCGCCAATATCCGTGATGGAAAGGATAATATACCAGAAATTATCAAGAATATGCACGGAAAGGACTATTATATAGTCTTGCGTAAGCAGGATGACTCGCTTTATCTGTGCCATACGGTGCCTGGTTCTTTCAGTATCACTACATCGGTGACCATTCAGAACGATGCAGAGAGCCGTAACATTACGGCTACCTGTCAGGCGATGTCGGAGTTTATTCCGATAACGATTTCCTAATTAGTTACCGGAGAACCAGTTTTTAAGACTTCTGATTTTGATTACATATATTCATAAGTATTTTACATTTATTTTTGCCCTGCCGTCCGTGATGATCGCAGGGTTTTTTGTTTTGTATAGTTAGCTATTTCGGCATATAGGCTTATTTTGTCCCTATCTGCCCACGTTTTCCCATTACCTTTGCCGTCAGAAAATATATAAGAGTCTTCTTTTGCAATCAAGGTAAGGAGATTTGTTTTCAGGATAACGATAACATACATTAATTTTAAAAATTCTATTACCCACAATGAAAGGTCTTTATGAAATTCTGATCGAGAAGAAGTGGATGATTTCGCCTGACTTTGTTCACGGAATTAGAAAGGCATTGGAGCAGAATTTGAATGCGCATGCCGTATATGAACGACCAGCACCTACCTGCGGTTTCGTGACCGTGAAGACTGCCGATGGCTCAATCTTTTACCCAGAGGAATATCAGATTTCCGAGGATGGCAAGCAGGTGAGAGGTCAGTGGAGTTTGGAGAATGAGAAAGAACAGAACTTTCCGTTCGTCTCGGTGCTTACCGTTGACGGACCTATCACCCGAAATGGTGGCGGTTGCTCCTATGGTTCTATCGACCATCGCAATATGATGATCCGAGCAGCCAATCATCCCCTCTGTAGAGGTCACATCTTCATCATCAACACCCCTGGTGGTTCCGCTTGGGTAAAGAACGATTATGAGCAGGCTATCAATTATGCTCGTTCGCAGGGTCAGCCAGTCATCGCCTTCATCGACGGCATGTGTGCATCGGCAGGTATGTATCTCGCTTCTCTCTGCGATGAGCGTTACTACATGCACCCGAAGGACGAAATCGGTTGTATCGGTGTGATGGCATCCTTCTACACGCAGGCCGATGGTAGCAAAAACCAGTTTACCGATGAAACTTATCACGAGTTATACGACCCTGAGAGTTTCGACAAGAACCGTGAGTTCCGTGATATTGCCAATGATGGCGATAGCGAGAAGTTGGTAAAGGAGCTTGCCGAACTGGGCGTTCAGTTCAGAGCCGATGTGAAGAAAGCCTGTCCTGCTGCAAAGGATGAGCACCTTCACGGAAAGGTATTCAATGCCGAAGACGTGAAGGGTATTCTGATGGACGATCAGAGCGACTTCCTCTCTTGTGTCAAGCGCTGCTTCGACCTTTATAATGGTGTGGCGCAGCCTATCAGCAGAGAGTCATCTGATGATGAAGATGAAACGAAAGCCAGTTTGAACGAGCCATCCGACCATCCGGCACATGACCCTCAGTTGGAGCCAGACAAGGCTTCTTCAGCAAAGAAAGAGAATCATCAACATACTATTCATCAAAAATCAATCAATATGGCAAATTATCCAAAGATCAATGCCGCTTGCGGTATGCAGGATGGTCAGCAGATTGAGGTAAAGGAGGAAGGGGCATTCATGAATGCCCCATTGCTCGACACCCTCGAAGCTCATCTCGCATCACAGGAGCAGGCTGTGGCTGATGCTAAGCAGAAAGCCACCACAGCAGAGCAGAGTCTTGCCGATCTCCAGGCAAAGCACGACGCACTCGCTGAAACCATCGCCCAGAAGGACGAGGAGATTAAGAACCTGAAAGAGGCAAAGGCTAAGGCAGATGAGGACATCAAAGCCCTCAACGACGCTAAGGCAAAGGCTGATGAGGAGAAGGCAAAGGCGGATGAGGAGTTGAAGACTGCACAGGCTTCGCTCGCTACTGCCCAGCAGACCATCGCCGACAAGGACGCTCAGATTGCTGAGTTGAACGAGAACCCAGGTGAGGAGCCAGCACAGGGCGCAGCACCTCAGAACAACGGTGAGGGTGCAAAGGCTCAGAATCTCCGTGAGTTCGACCCATCGAAGTATAAGACCAATGCCGAGCGCAAGGCGGCCTTCGAGCGTTTCAAGCGAGGCGAGGAGTAATCCCTCCACCATCAGGATAACATAAAGTATTCAGGTTAAAACATTCTTATTTATTTTTTAATTATTAGTTGAAATTATGGCAACACTTCCTAAAGATTTTATTGGCACTACTGCCTTGCAGCACGTAGCCGAGCAGGTAACTAAGGAAATCCTTATGGGTCCAGGTTACACCGATGCAGAGGAGATGGACCGCTTGGGTATCGACATCGTTTCTGGTGTTCAGTACAAGCGCACTATCCACATTCTGCTCCGTAAGGGTGGTACCACCCGTCGTAAGGATGTTCACACTAAGGTGAACAGCGAGGTTGGCTTCTTGAAGGAGCGCACAATTACAGTGAAGCTCGCTTGGGATCATTACACTGATAACATCGATAAGTACTGCGAAACAGTATTCGGTACAGATGCACAGGGTCAGTACCCTCTCGCTACAGAGGCTGCTACCGCTATCCTCAGCAACTATGCCGACAACCTTACCGCCTGTTTGTGGAATGGTGACATCAGTCTTGACAAGGGTGATGAGGACACTCCAGCTTCACAGCAGGCTATGGCGTTGTACGACGGCTTCCATACCTGTGTTAAGCACGACATCGAGGACGGTCTTATCAGCGAGGCTAACGGCAACTTGATTCCTTGCGAGTCAATCGCAGAGCCTTCTGACAACAACGACTCTACTCCATACGACAACTTCCTGGCATGGCACCTGAAGTGGGATGCCCGTCTGCGCAAGCAGAACGTTCTCGTTTACATGAGCGAGTTGACAGCTCAGTACATCGCTGCAGGTTACGCTAACAAGTTCCACGGCAACTTCAAGGTTGAGTACGAGGACGGCGGTAACTTCAAGCTTCCAGGTCTCTCTCGTGTAACACTCTGCCCTATCGCAGATTTCGGTGAGGGTGATCGCATGTACGTTACCATCCCTAAGAACTTCGTCTATGCAGTTGATTCTGAGGGTAACAAGACTTACGTAGGTGTTAAGGTGGGCACCGATGATGATATGCGCGACATCCAGTTCCAGATTCAGTCAATCCAAGGTGCAGGTATTCGCAATCCGTTCAAGTACGCCTTTGCGATGTCAGACGGCAACCTTGCAACAGCAGAGTACGTAGCTGGTGATTACACCAATTCTAACCTTGTGGTAACAACCGCCATGGAGGATGCTTCTCCTGTTACCGATGGTAAGGTGAAGGTAAACGGCGTAGAGTACACTAAGCCAGTAGCCACAACCCCTAACCAGGTTATTACCCTGGAGGCAGAGGGCACTACCGATGTATTCTCTCACTGGAGCACTGGCAGCAAGGAGAAGAAGATCCAGTTCGCCGCTACCGGTATGAGCATGGGTCTCACCGCCTTCTTCAAGAAGGGTTAACCCCCTCCCCTGCCCCCGTCCCCAGCGATTCTATCGCTGGTCCAACCGGGAAAAGGCAGTCCTCTATAAATCCTCGGCGGCGGTCGCCTGACCTGGCGGAATATGGCTTCCGTCGCCATTTCGTTTAATCATTAAAAAAGATACAATTATGGCAGAAACAGTAACATGCCCAGAGATCAAGGATTTGCTTTCCGAGAACGATTGCTTGGAAAACTTCGGCGGTCTTGGCGTAAACGTATATGTCTTTATCAAGAGTGAGCTTGCTGCTCCTCTCTCACCAGAGAAAGGTAAGAACACCTATGCAGCGCTGACTGCTGCGTCCTTCAAGAAAGGTAAGGGTCTCTACAAGTTTGAGTGCCAGGATGGCGGTCAGGGTCACACCTGGGAGAACATCGGTTTCCAGAAAGGCTTCAAGCAGACCTTGGACTACGTTCTTGAGAGCGTAAATGCCGATACTGCTTATGTGGCTCGTGGCCTCAATAACCTCAAGTGTGGTTACATCATCGAGGACGGTGATAAATCGATCATCGTTTACGACAAGCGGCACGACTTCAAATACGACTCAGGTAACATCAAGGGTGATACAGGTAAGAAGCCAGAGGATGACCGTGTAGTTACCCTGAGCGGTACCCTTAGCCCTACCACATACGGCCGCTACGAGATTGCTACCCCAGAGGGTGGCTGGGATTCTCTCTGTAATGGTGCAGGCACAGCGGGGGAAGTGTAGGCGGAACTGACAAGAGCGATACCAATTCCGCTTCCCGGCAGTCATCTAAGCGGAGCAAGCAGGTAGCATCTATCAATGATGAAACCGCTATGCTTGGCGAGAATGATGAATAATCGCTCCCCCTATCCAATGCGTTCCATTGGCAATTTACACTCTATAAATCCAAGCCTCGGTATTGATCCTTAGCAAGATAAGGCAAGATACCGGGGTTTTTCATCATAAAAACTGCGCATATCTTTCATTTTTTAATATCTTATCCCATAATTAGATTTTTTAATGCAAAATGCGTTTCCGCATAGAATATTTTTCTTATTTTTGCAGCATAAAATTTTAATTTATATAGTGTAACTAAAATAGTAAGAGATTATGGAACTAAGACATTTACGTTCGTTTGTGTATGTGGCAGAGACGCTTTCTTTCAGCATCGCCGCCTCCCGATGCTTTGTTACCCAATCCGCCATCAGTCAGCACATCAAGGCTCTGGAGGATGAACTGGGATGCAAGCTGCTGATACGCACATCGCACAGCATCATGCTCACCGAGAACGGAGAGGCACTTCTGCCACGTGCCAAGGAAATACTGAAGTTGGCGGAAGACTGCAAGGAGCATATTAATGCACTCAACAACTGCATGACCGGAGAACTGCGTATCGGTGTAGGTTCCTTTATCGCACCCTATATCCGTGTGGCTGCACTTATATTCATGGAGCGATACCCTAACGTAAGAGTGAATGCCGAATTTTCCAAGGCAACGAGCTTGAACCGCCTGTTGCGAGACCACATGCTGGATCTCGCTTTTACGATGAACGAAGCCTATACCAACGAGGGCATCGAGAGCCATCCCTGCATCCCATTCAGTATTTGTGCCATCATGCGAAACACACACCCTCTTGCCAGGAAAGATAAGGTAACATACGATGACCTGCTGAAGCACGGTATCATCATGCCCGATGTAGGCGAACGTGTTTTCAACACTTTTCAGCAATATTTACAGAACGATCTCACCCAATTAAGCGTAAAGTGTATCCTCAGTGACCCCGACGAAGACCTTGCCATCATAGAAGATACTCACCTGGTTACTTTTATGCCGAAGTTGTATCTGAAGAACCACCCTACCCTCATATCCCGTCCTATCCAGGGCATAGGAGAAGAACTGATGAGCAATGCCCACTGGATGAAGGATGTACCCATGAAGCGTTCGGCACAACTCTTCCTCGACATTATCAGGGACGAAGCCATTCCGTATATCAAGGCTTTGGAAGAAACTATGTAGTTTAGTACCAAAGTACATTTGTACTTATGTACTTCTGCACGTTTGTACTTTTTCTTATCTGTCTATTAGTGTTCCTGCTTCATGATTTATCCGCAAGAACATCTAATAAAAATCACTTTTCAGTTTACTTCATTCCTATTACCTTTGCATACGATTCCGATATTGGAAGAATTTAAACACAAAAAACTATGCAGGTAAAAACGAATGATGGCAACTATGATGTTGCCAGCAAGGGATTGGGTAATACCGCCCTTGGACTTGGTATCGCAGGTTTGGCTACCAGTTTGCTGGGTGGCGGTGCATCCTTGTTTAACCTCGGCAGAGGCAACAATGGCATGACTGCCAATCCGAGTGACCCGGATGCACGCTTCGTAACCAAGGGTGAGACCAACCTTATTCAGGAGAACTCTACATTGAAGACTGAACTGGCTATCCAGAAGAGCGAGAACTATGCCGACAAGAAGATGGTAGAGGTTACTCAGTATCTTGACGGTAAGATTCGCCAGCTCGAAAACAAGGTGGATGCCAACAAGGATGCACAGCAGGCGGTCAACGCAGAGCAGATGGCATACAATGCCGCTGCCAACGCCAATATCGACGTGCTGAAATCGCAGGTGGCTTCACTTTTGAATGTTACTAAGTTGATGATTCCATCGGGCAATGTTTGTCAGATGGGATGTGGATGCGCTTGTAATCAGTAACCGTATTTTCGGATAAAAGGAAGAAACGATATGGATTACAAGAACTCGCAAATCCTGGCAGCGGTGGTGTCCGAATGGGCACGCCCTGCCATCTCTCAGATAGCGGCTGGCAATCTGATGCACTTGCCTATGCTCCAGTCTCTCCAGGCTACCATCGGCAGCATGGGACTGGTAAGCGGCAACTATTCTCTGCAAGCCGATATAGAACCGATGATTCAGCCTGTGGTCAATGCGCTTGTCACCCCGATGCTCGCCAAGTATTTCGGGAACATTCCCGAAGAGAGCATTCCGCAGATGGCGCACGATGTGGTAGAGCAGCTTCGCTACAAAGGACCGCTCTCTATCCTGGAGGGTGTGATAACCTTTGACGAGGAGGATCTTGACGAACTCGCCGACCTTCTTCAGAAGAACCTTCCGGTAGAGAAGACCCAGGGCTATCAAGTGAAACATTAATGCGGCGGTGAAGTCGTCGCTCTATTAAAACAGAAAAGACTATGAACAAAAGAACAATTCCAGCCTGCATCATGGCTACGCTTGCAGTAGGTGCAACCGCCACTGCTCCCTATTATGATGTAAATATCACGCAGCAGCTCTGTGCTCCTTCATGCGTGGACGAGACTCCGGTTTTCAACCCTCAGTTCTCTGTAAAGAGTATTGACAACGTGGGTACTTCGCAATATCTCATAACGATTCACGTAGAGGGTGTTATCAGTTACGTGCCTTGCAACTGTGGCTCCTGCTGCACCCGCTCGCAGGTAGTAAGTCAGGATTTCACCATTCCTGTCTTCTCTGCTACGGCAATCACGAACGTTACCACATCTCTTGGCAGCGTGAAAAACCGTCTTGTCAAGGTAGCCTGCTGCTCCTGTAGCAAGACTTTCGTGTGCGATGCTCCTTTAACGCTCACCATCGCATGACTATCCACTAACAAAAGGAAAGGTAAGAGACGATGAAGTATATTCAGTTGATAGATCAAGCCCGCGCTCACGGCGTGGCTACCGAGAAGAAGATGATGGAGGCGATGGAGCAGTTGAGCTGCGACCTCGCCTCCCTGGAGGAAACAAATCCGGAATTGTACTGGTGTATCCTCCGTCGCCAGCACGCAGTGTTCTATGATCGTCATTACAGTGAGAAAATGGCCAACCATGATGTCTGCCATCTTGTGTACAGCAAGAAAGGTGAGAATGGTGAGTTGATAGGATCCGGCGCGCATTGGACAAAATCGCAGATAGTGAATGCCACCAAGGGCATGAAGTTCCGTGAAAAGGTGAACGATTGGGATAAATATGTTGCCTTTAATGCCATGTACGCTGACCTGTGCAGCGATATGACAGAAGATGAAATCATCAAGGCAGCTTATCTCTTCTATTTCCAGGATGCAGATTGGCAACCCGAAGAAGACGATTGTACCAAGATATGGGACTATATGTCCGCTCACGCGATGATGTAGTTTGTTTTGAACTAGGTAATATAGATTTCGCACTAGCGAGTGCAAGTATTTAAAGTAAAAAGATTGGGATAACATTTTTTGAAGCCTCTTTGCGCCTACAAAAGCCGCAGGGAGGCTTTCTTTGTCCCCATCATCTTTTTAGCATTTGCTATCTTTGCCATCAGAATAAAAACGATAAAACAGAAAAGATATGGCAAAGATTCAACCTCTTGCAGATTTCATTCTCTCCTTCGAGGGAGGTTACGTGAACCACCCCAACGATAAGGGTGGTCCTACCAACATGGGCGTAACATTGAAAACCTGGCAAACCCAAGGTTACGACAAGAACCATGATGGCCGCATAGACGCAAAGGACGTGAAGCTTATCACAAAAGCCGATGCTATCTCCATCCTTCGCCGTTGCTACTGGAACCGATGGAAAGCCGATGGCATCAAAGACCAGAGCATCGCCAACATCCTGGTAGATTGGGTATGGATCAGCGGCACACCAGGCATCACCCTCGTACAGGCTATGCTGGGCGTAACCGCCGATGGTATCGTAGGCAACAAAACCCTCAAGGCGCTCAACAGCCAGAACCCTAAGCAGTTTTTCGAGCGCATCAAGGCACGCCGCAAGCAATACATCGCCGGCATCATCGCCAGGTGCCCTAGTAAGAAGGTTTTCGAGGCAGGCTGGCTTCGTCGCCTCAATGCCATCAGTTACGGCAGTCTTATCGCCAATGACGGAAAGGAAATAAGTTTTTAAAAATAAAAATATAAAAGATTTATGGCAAGTTACAATGGAAACATCGACCTTTTGGCTCTGAATGGAGCAAAGGTCTTAGTAGGTATCGATGAGAAGAATGCGCAGCGTCCTTACGTCTGCATTCCTCTCGATGTGAACGAAATTCGAGTAGAAACATCAAAGAACGATGCAAGTAAAACTCAGGCAAAACTGAGAGTTAACATCTGGCCTTTCAATGAGGCGTATAAGAATAAGATTCGCCAGAGCGCTGCCGAGCGTGGCGATACCCAGGTGAGTGTACCAACCCACGAAATGCAGCTCTCGTTCTCCACCGAGTACGTCAAGGCAGTAGCCAAGGCATTCCCGAAACTCGTAGAGCAGGTGAAGGAAGCCAACAAGGAGCGAGACCCTGAAATCGTAAATCAGGATTTCAACGATGAGAACTCTCATCTCTTCAAGGCAATCCGCACCCGCATGAATAAGCGCATCGCCAGCCTCTATCAGCCACAGGCTGTAACTCAGCCAACGTACCCACAGCAAGCCTACGGTTCCGCTGGTAACGCGACTGCCTATGTACCGCCATCAGATGGAGTCAATGATTATTCATCAATGCCAGGCTACGATGACCCTAACAGCGACCTACCATTCTAGAATATGCAAGAACAGATAAACCTCACCATCCCTCGCGGCTGGAATCAATGCACTTCCTCCCAGCTGGAGCAGATAGCCCTCATCATGCAGGAGCAGATAGCTAAGGTCGATCGCTATCACCCTTTCGATATGCAGAAAGTGAAGATAGCCGTTTTCTTCCTCTTTGCCGGAATAGGCATCAATGCCTATCCCGACCCTCGCTCGCCCATCAATGAGCAGCACTACCTGGTAAGCATAGAGCCGCAGAAGAAGAGCCTCCTGAAGAAGCTCCTCTCCCTCTGCGCCCCCGTTCCCAGCGATTCCATCGCTGGTCCCCAGTCGGCTAGCCACTTCACCCTCTATCTCTGGCAGCTCAACTATTGGCTCTCCCCGAAAGCCAAGACCAACGATAAGACCTCACCCGAGTACATCGCTCAGGGCGCAGGTCTTCTCGACTGGCTGGATGCAGATAGCGGCAATTTCCTAACCCGCTTCCCTTATCCATCTATCCGGCAGAAATCCAAGTGGTATCAAGTCTGCGCAAAAACCTTCCAAGGTCCGCACCCAGACCTCGATGGTTTCTCCTGGCAGCAATACCGTTTTGCCAGCGATATGATGCAGACCTATACCCGTTTGAGCAATAACCTGGAAAAGATGAAGAAGATGGATAAATTCTCCGAGGAGCAACTTCAGACGCAAGCCCAGAGCGTAGCCAGTGCCCGAAACATGTTCCTAGCCACCATCTTCAACACCACCACCCAGTATATTGACCCGACAACAGGTATCACGAAATACGATTTTCATTACGAGTCGAAGCAGTTTACCGATAACGCAGGTTATTTCGTCAAGTACCCGGAAGCCAACTGGCAGGTTATCCTCTTCTGGTGGAGCGGCATCATGCACACCCTAGCCCGCCGCTATCCTCACGTGTTCAAGGTGCAGAAGGTAAGCAACAGCAAGCCGCAAACCCCGATGGAAATCTACACCGCCACCACTGCCACGATGCAAAAGTATGCCGGTCTAACGGAAGATCAGGTCAACACCCAATCCTATTCCCTAGTTCTCGAACACCTCGAAAGGTTATCGAAAGAGAATGAGGAAATGGAAAAAATGAGGAGAAACAAATGATAGATATAAAGGTATCAGTGCATCCGCTGTATCGCAAGAAGGAGCAAGGAAAATGGGGGTGGCTTTCTCCTGCACTCAGGGCCAGCGATTACAAGTGCCCGCACTGCGTCAAGATAGAATATGAATAAGCAGATAGTACTCAATACAGATAGCGATGGTTGTATAACAACTATTTTGGCGGGGTATTACAAATTTGGCTCCACAACCTTGTTGTTGGGTAATTACGGAACTACGGGGGTGGCAATAGAGATAGAGTATGAATGAGCATCAATTTTATCAATATCCACGAGGCGAGAATAATGGCGGTATTCTAGATGCGGATCTCTGCCCTACCATTACCATCAATTCGTGGTAGCATAACGTTTTTCTTATAAAGAAATATGAGTAACAATCAGCAACCTCAATACAAGCGAGGCACGATTATCAAGAACGGAAAGAGATATGGCTTTTATCCCGATGGTTCTCTCTATCGGATATACTCCACCTCCGACCGTCCGTTTCTTGAAATCGTGGATATAGAAGGTAAAACCTTCCTGCGTGTTCGTCAGGCAACAGAGCAAGGCTATACCGATTGCCCAGTATTCGGTGCAGCCGATTTGAATTACCCTACCTCCGCATTAAGACGTAGCCGCACGGTAGGGGGTGGTAAATTGGTAAATGCACTCACGGCTGCCAGTAGCAATCCGTTTGTGTTTGTAGAATTATAAACAAAAAAAGATTTATAGAGCAAAAACAAAATGATAACAAAATTCAACTTCAAAGATAAGACCATCAAGTCTTATGCCATCCGAAAACTGACACCCTTCGAGTGTTTCCGACTCATGGGTGTGCGAGATGATGTGATCCGCACGATGCAGAGTACCAATGCCGAGGCAGCCGAGCGAGTAGCTGGCTATAAGAGCAAGGGAAAGGCAGAGGATATGGCAGTATCAGCCAGTCAGCAATACAAGCAGGCGGGCAACTCCATCGTGGTAGATGTGCTCACAGCCATCTATCAGCAACTCTGGTACCCGAAAGAGCCAAAGCGTGAGGCGCAGACCTCTTTCTTTGCCGATTTCTTCCCAGAAGACCAACTTCCACCCTATCCGGTAGATAAGAACCACGGTGAAAAACTTATTCTTACCACCTTCTCCGGTTACGACTCGCAGCTCATGGCAGCCGATGTCCTCGCCCAGCAGCATCCTGATTTCCGTTGGACGTGCGTAGGCTGGAGCGATATAGACAAATACGCCTGTCAGATGCACGACCTTATCTTTCCGCAGTTTGCTGACAAAGCCTTGGGCGATATAACCAAAATCGACTGGCAACAGGTAAAGAATAATGTGGGGGGGCAAGGAATCGACCTTTTCACCTATTCCTCACCTTGTCAGGATATATCGCAAGCCGGCAAGCAGATGGGCTTGAAGGAAGGCTCCGATACCCGCTCGGCATTATTGTGGCGAGTAGCCGATGCCGTAGAAGTTTTGCGTCCGAAGTATCTGCTTCAAGAGAATGTGGCAGCCCTGGTAAGCGAAAAGTTTATGCCCGATTTTCAGAAGTGGCTTGATAAACTCTCTTCTCTCGGCTACGTAAGCCGATGGGCAAGACTCAATGCCAAAGACTATGGTGTTCCGCAGAACCGTGACCGTGTTTTCTGTCTCTCAATGAGAAAAGATGTAGCCTTCGATTACCAGTTCCCCGACCCTATTCCGCTGAAAAGAAAGTTGGAAGATGTGTTGCAGGAAGAAGTAGATACAAGGTTTTTCCTAAAAGATGAAGCCGTCAGCAAGTTCCTTCAGGCAAACGATAAAGATACCTGCGTCTTCCATCAGTTCGAGATAGAGCCGAGTCACGAGAATGCGATGGCATTAAAAGCCATCCTCACCCTCTTCACGAAAGAGTCGCATCTTTGGTACCACACACCGAAAGAGATGCAGGAAAAGCTTTCTTCCATCCATACCGACGTAATGACGTTGTTCAACGATTGGAAAGAAAACGGCAAGTTCTCAAATCCTAAGTTGGATAGTATGTATCATCAGTTTTTGGAGAGAAAATGAGTTTGAATAAAAAAGCTATCAATCCAGTATATGTGGGGGGTATTACGCTATCTCATACGATAAAAGCCAATTACTTTAAAATGGGCATCCGCAATTTTCTCTTCACAAAACGTGATGGATTTGATGCAACAGGTATTATATTTGTGTATGAATAATAATCGTCTGATTATCCTCGGCTCTTATAGCCCATCCCAAAACGGCATTATCGTTCACCCTAAAGGTATCGCTCTATGCCTATGCGGGGGGGCAAAGGGCATGATGTAGATAAACCGAAAATATTATTAGAGTATGACTAGAATCATTCCATTCGTGAAACGATTTAATGATTTATGCCCACGGGCAGAAGGCTACTCTACTGCCTTATCATCAAGATATGACGGATGGGGGGCTATACGACAACCACGGGCAGCATACCATTTTATTGTTAGAGTATGGTTAAACTGATAGCAATCAATACCCCCCCCCATAATCTGTGGTGCTATCACTGCTCATCATTTTAAGGATGGGGTATCGAATATCCTTCCCAATACAAACTCGCAGATAAAGGCTGCGGCAATATTAACAGAGTATGAATAAGGTTATAATAGATAAAGGCAGCATTCCTCCTTCCGAAGAGGAAGAGGATGATCCTAATGATATGCCACCATTCGTGTTGATAGAATATGAATAAAGAAAAGTTATGAACGAAATACATCCGATAGTAGTAGGCTTGCTGAATACGCCTCCTTTTGACAAGCGTTTCGCCCAGATAAGGCGAGTGTTCGCTATCCAAGGTCTAGCACCTACTTGCGATACATGTGGGGGGGCGGTACTCAGCCCAAGATACTGGTGGAGTATGATTAGGCAAGCCATTATTACCCACTATCGCACAGAGGAAGCAAAGGCTTATCGCAAGATACACGGCGACAGAGGCGGTTGCCGTTATCAGGATAAATACCATCGTCCAAGCCCCTACCCCTGGAGTAACTGAATTTCCACCGTAACAAAAGATAATCTTTTATGGCAACAATACGAATAAGAACCTGCGCAAGCAGAGGCAGAGCCGATGGAGATTGGTACTCCAACCCTCACTCCCAAAGGTTAGAAATCGGGGGAAGCATCAGTAATGCCATCTCCTCCATCGCCAAGGATTTTATGATCATCATTAATTATGAGTAGAAAAAGAAGCAACAGAAAGGATTTGATAAGAATGAAGTGGAAAGAGGATGATACCATCCGCTTTTATCGTGATGTGCCCGACAAGCGAGGCGTAAGCGAAATGGTAATCAATACCCCCACCTATCCCGCCTATTCCATCATTTCCGGTAATGTAGCCTATGTCCTCATCCCCCTCTAGCCTCCGTTCCCAGCGATTCTATCGCTGGTCCCCTCTCCTCTTTGTCCCTTCCAAAACTATAAAAAGCCCTAACTTTACACTCAGAAACAAGAGAAAAAGCGGGCGTGCGTATATCGCCGCCCTTCTCTCTTTCCATCACATTCAGGATAACATATAAAAAAGAAACGCAAAAATGGCAAGCAAAAACAAAAACAGAGTAACAAACCTGCAGCAGCTCCAAAATCGTAGTGAGGAACTGAAAGATGCAGGATATGTAGCCGTTCGGCCAGATGCTTTTACGTCGCCTCGGAACGGAGGCAATAAGGTCTTTTCCTGGAACGATTATGTTCACGGCATGCTCCTAACCACAGCCGGTATGTCGGCAAGCGGTGGCGACGCAAGCGGTTCTGCAGCACGGCAGCAGGTTTCCACTATCTTTGCATCAAGTGGCGGCGAGAACCTGGGCAAACCAAAAGGCGTAGGTACCGAAGGTTTGGGCTTTATGGAATGGGGTATGGCCAACCGACTGCCAAATCTTATCTGGCTGCTCTCCCGCATGTCGCCTTTTACGGCAGCAGGAGTTGATTACATCAAAAAGATACTGGTAGGTCGCGGTCCCGCGCCCAAGTATCACTACACCCAGTACGTAGGCGGCAACATCACGGAGAAGTATATCCCCTACGAGAGTGCAGGAGTCCTGCTCCGTGGTCAGATAGCTGACCTGAAAGCCAAGGAAGAGGCAGCCGCCGAAGCCAAGCGCCAGAACGAGCAGCAGAACCAGAACGGGCAGTCTCAGCAGGAGGAGTCACCGTTCTCTGCGGTTCAATCGCAGGTCTTATCCTCCGATGAAGAGGAAAGCGAGGAGATGAAATCTCTGAAAGAAGCCCTCCATAAATGGGAAGAAACCAATGCCCAGGTTCGTGATTTCATCGAAAACAACGACCTAATGCAGACCTTCCTCGATTTGGCAGGAGATATGGCTTTGATGTCGCAGTGCTTTGTAGAACTTCAGCTTAATCAGCGTTCCCTCGACGAGAATGGTAAGGCTGTTCCTACCGCCCAGTGGACCCCGAAGGTTATTGGTCTGAAGCATCGCAGCATCTTCACTACCCGACTGGAGCGCATGGACGAGAACTACCGCATCAACTATGCCTACGTCAGCAACCAATGGCTCGACCCTACCCAATACGTCGGCGTGCAGAAAGAGAAAGACCGCAAGATAGCGGCTATCCCTTATCTCCCTACCACATCAGCCGTAAAGGATTTGCAGCGCAATATCCGTGAGGCACGTCAGAAGCAGGTAAGCCGCAAGAAACGCCCTACCCGCTTCATCATGTCGCCAAGAGATTTCGGCGGTCCATACTATGCCGATGCCCTTTGGCACTCTATCTTTGCCGGCAGCATCTTCGAGTATGCCTTCACCATCGTAGATGATCGCCTTACCCGAAAGCGCAACAGCAATATCATCGGTAGAGTTATCTATATTCATCAAGACTATATCAGCAGGCTCTATCAGCAGCAGGGCGAGCAGAAAAAGAAGACCCACGGCGAGATTCAGAAAGAAATCTTCACCTCTATCAATACCTGGCTTTCTAACCCCGATAATGCAGGTCAGGCGCTCATCTCCTCTGCCTTTACGGGCAGTGACGGAAAGGAGCACAAGGCTTGGGAAATCGTGGAAATCGAAACCAAGGCAAATGATCAGGCGAATGCCGACAAAACCGAGTTGCAGGAAATAAGCAGCATCATCTTCTTTGCCATGGGACTTGATGCCAAGCTCATCGGCAATACTCCTGGCGATACAGCATCATCGGGCGGTACCGACCTGAGAGAGCGTTTTCTGGTAAAGCAAATCCAGTTTGCTCCATTGCAGCAGTTGATGATACGCCCGTTGAAAGTTTTGAGCCGATTCAACGATTGGGACGAGCACCTGGTGTGGCAGATAGACCGAGAGGTATTAACCACCCTCGATAACTCGAAGACCGGAGTGGCGAAACAGGAAGCCTCTTAATTCGCCCTCGTTCCCAGCGATTCTATCGCTGGTCCCATATATAATAACGTAAAAGCAAAAAAAATGATACTCTTCACGAATCAAGAACTCAGGCTTCACCTCCCCAGCAATGCCGTGGACGAGGTAGCCAACCTGCAGGGTATGCTCGACAACAGCGAAAAGGACTTTTTGAAGCCTCGCCTGGGAGCATCCCTATACGACCGTCTCTGCAAGCAGTATGCAAGCATAGAACCCTTAATATTCTGCGATGCGTTTGCTAATGGTACCTACGTCAACGACCCCTGGAATGAGCTTCTACTTTATGCGCAGCGCATGATCGTAAACGATGCGATGGCACAGAACATCGAAAAGCAAGCACTTTCCGTGAACGGCTCCGGTATCAACGTAGCCTCCAGCAGCGACTTTGCCGTAGCCACCGACAAGCAGATAGCACAGGGCAAGGAAAGTTATCGCCAGTCGGCCATGACCTCGCTCAACAACCTGTTTTCCCTCTTGGAGGGATGGGCAAAGGAAGTGAACACCCCTATGCCTATCGAGGCAGCGGGCGATGGTGCAGAGGGCAGTACTCCTTCAGATGGCAGCAACCAGGGTTCTTCGTCAGAAGGAACAGATGAAGGAACCGATAGCGGCAAAGATGATGCAGACGAAGCCGAGAAGAAACGGCATGAAGCGATAGAGGAAATCGTAACCCTTTGGCAGGAGAGTAAGTACTATTATTACCATCGGGATTTGCTTTTTCCTACCTGCGAGTCTTTGCAGCCGTATCTCGATATTTACGGCAACAGAGACAAGTTTGTGCGTCTCATCCCCGACATGCTTTTCATTCAGAGCGAATATCTGGAAGAAGCGTTTGGTGAGGATTTTATTCCTCGTCTCTTGCAAGCCGATGAGAACGACAAGATGCTGAAAAAGGCACGTCAGCTTGTAGCCGCCTATCTCAAGGAGCGTACATCAGTTATCAGTTTCGATAAGCTGACCCGATCTACAGCACATAACGATGCCATCACCGTCAGGGAAAGCATTCATCGTTTGCTGAAGAAAGAGGAAGCCGAGAAGCAGGCCAAGCTCGATGAAGCCAAAGCCGATAGTGCTGCAAAAGGCAGTTTCTCCCCATCGACGAGTAACGCCTCCAGCGCTTCATCATCGGGCAGCAAGGATGGCAGCGAAGGCTACGATAACAACCAAAAGGGTTCACGTATCTTTGTAACCCCTATCTTGTGCTAAGAGCATTTAAAGGTAAATAAAGGCTTATTTTCGTTTTTATGTCACATCAAGCATCTTTTGACCTGCTTAATTTGACGTTTAATCGAAAATTAAGCCTAAAACAGGCAAAAAATATTCTTAATTTTCAAATAAATAACAACAAAAAGGATTTATGGAAAATTTATCATTACAGGAAATCATCAGCATTTTGAAGCCAGCTATCGGTGCAAGAATGCTTACCCAGGAACAGAAAGATGCCTATGAGCAGGGATTGTCTCTCCTGAAAGGTGCAAGTAACGCACGTTCGTTTATCGAGAACTCACGCAAGTTTAAAGACTACCATCGCCGTACCCGACAGATGATAGCCTATCTTAACAGCTACAGCAACTCACAGGCCAACGCTGCATCATCTGCCACCGATAAGCGCCGAGTAGGTCGCCCAACCAAACAGGAGCAGCTTGAGTATGCCGAACTTCAGAAAAAGAAAGCCCTGGAAGAGGCGAAGCAGTCTCTCTTCCCTATGTTGAAACCGGACACCACTTTGCAGCCGCTCACCTATAATGGTATCGTAGCCAACCCAAACGGCGAAAGCATCGCTGCCACCATGCCAAACCTGATGCAGTTGCGTCCGTTCCTCTCTACTGCCCTTCAGGAGGATGTAAACCATGTGCGTGACCTCCGTAGCGAGATGGCAAGCAAGGCAGAGCAGGCGAAGACCATGGCAGAAGCCAACGAGAAAGCCATTTCACAAGGCAAGAGTGCCATTTATACCGAGGATGAGATTGCCGCTCTCGCCACAAGAGCCGTAGAAATCGAAAGCGATATTCTTCCGGAAATCTTCAAGGCAGTAGATAGAGAGATGGGTGAGTGCTATCTGCGACTGAGCGAGAAGACCGGAGACCCTGAGTATATCGCCTATGCAAAGAAGGCCTTCACCATCGACCCTCAGACCCTCCGCACCCAGTTTAAGCCATTCTACGAGAAGGCGCTGTCTCGTGACCCTCGTTTCGCCGAGCAGGTGGCCGAGAAGATAGCCAACGACCGCCCAGAAGTAAAGGCAGCCCGTGATGCAGCCGCCAAGCACAAGGCAGAAGCGGATGCTCGCATCAAGTATATCCTTCGCAAGGATAAGCCATCTACCCAAACGAGAGTGAAAGGTATCAAGGAGCGCATAGACCAACTTCGCCAGGATTTCTCTGACATCGTGACCGAAGAGGAGCTTTCCGGCTATGAAGCTATTCTCACTAAAACTAAAGAAGAAGCCAAAGAGGATCCCGAAGCATAATTCCCCTCTCACCCCCGTTCCCAGCGATTCCATCGCTGGGTTCTTTTTTGTCCCCCTTAATAACCAAAAACTCCCTATCTTTGCCCTATAAACAAAGAAAAAAACAATGGCAAAGAATAAAGAAACTCCCGAACAGCGCAATCAGCGTTTCAAGACCCTTTGCGTCCATATCCTCGCCCAGAGCGGCAACTGCCAGGAATCGCAACATGCTTTCAAAAGCACGCAGAGCATTCCGGATATGTGCGAGGCATGGCGCAAATATTGGCACGGCTTAATCACCGAGGTACCGCAGCAGGTAATCGATGCCTTTAAAGCCGTATATCCGGAGTTTAAGGCAGATATTAACCAGGGTGGCATCTTCTATAACGAGGATTCGCCTACCGGTACCGTCCTCGTAGGCGATACAGACGAGGAAATCCACCTCTACTCTTCCCGAAAGATATACGTCTTAGGCAAGGCGCACGTCATTCTCCATAATGCCGCTACCGCCCTGGTAATGAATGAAGGCTGCAAGGTAGAACTCCTGGATGGCAGCAAGGCAACCATCAAGGCTGGTTACGGCATCGCCCGAAACTATGCCCACCTGGTAACTTGCAACGAGGCAGAGAGCTACGACCAGAGTGTAGTCTTCATTACCGATGGCACCCTTCACGACCATGGGCACCAAAAAATCAATGCTTTTGGTACGGCAGTTATCGACACCTTTACCCGTCGCCTCATAGACCTATATGATAGCGCCAGGATAGAAATTAGAAAATAAACATTAGAAAATAGAAATCAGAATATGAACTCACATCTTACGATATTAATCAATGACAAGCCGGTAGCCTTGCCCGATGATTTCTCCATCGACATAGAGGATCAGAACCCCGTATTCAATGACACGGAGATGTTCTCCTACCCTTTCTCTATCCCATTGGATGGCAACCGCTGGCTGGTAAAGAATATAGAAGACGTGCATGCAGCGGTAAGAGCCGTAAACATGGAGCACCTGCCTACCCGCATTCATGCCGACGGACTTCCTTTCCGCAGCGGTACCCTTGTGATGCAGGATGATGAAGAGATAACCAATTCCCTCAGCATGAATATCGATGCCAGCACCCAAAGCTTCAGTGAGCTTATCGGCGATCTACAGTGCCGTGATATTCCGGTCAAGGACCAGATTATCATCGGTGAGAAAATCGGTAACGTAAGGGTGGATATTGAAAGTGATCCGGTAGTAAAGGTAGATGTTTTTGTTACTGGAGGCAAGCATAAGCATGATCATACGGAAGCCCACGAAATCAGGGCAGACCATGTAAGCGTAAGCAAGGTATTGGAACCGCAAGCTTTAGGTTTTTCCTACCCTGCAAGCTGCAATGAATACACTTCTACATCTACCCAGCATTATATGGGTGATGCACAGAAGCTTTCAGAGCGTTCTTATCCTCAGAATCACAAGGTAAATGAGCCAGCCATTGCCAGCAATGGCAATTATATCAATACCGCAGCAGCTTATGGAGAAACAGATGGTGCAGGCAGAGCCGCTACCTATTGTAACGCCCGTATCTGCTATAAGCATCACGGGTTAGATGATGACGGAAAGACCGCAAGTGATGTAATCAGCATAAAAGATTGTACCTGGACGAACGAAGACCTTTACCCTTATTGGGTATTGGATGCCAAACGTCCGCAGTCGGGTATCTGTTTCTATGTGCTCTATTTCCTAGATTGCTTATTTGCCTATCTAGGTGTTACTTTCGATAAGAAGGCATTGATGGATATAGAGGATTTGAAACACCTCTGCTTCTTCACGACCGTATGCAGCTACGATACCGTCAGTTACCAGTACGACGAGGAAGATCCTACAGGCGCAAAACAACCTAATCTTCACCCTCACCATGGTACTTATTACCGAAAAGACGATGCCGAAGTCATCGCCAAGAAGAAGAAAGCTGGCGAAATCAAGACGGGTTATTTCAAAAGCCAGGAGCATATCAATTCATGGCTGGAAAGCCGTGGTTGCGGTGGAAAGATTAATATCGTAAAGGCAGAGAATAAGGACGTGCAGGAATTAACACTCCACACACCTGAAGGCACCACCGAGCATATACAGGTTGGTGAGGTTCGTGATGATGGCGGCAAAGTTACCGGTATTAGCATCGAGGCAAAAATCAGCAAGTTCAATGTTCAGGCAAACGTGCTCAATATGGTAGCCAACAGCGGCAATTTCCCTGATGAAAGTGTAAGCACCGTAATCTCCTCTCTTGAAAGCGCCTTCGGTATCAAGTTCTCGTATGATTATGAACAGAAGAAGGTAACAGCTTACCTTACTCGTGATGTACTGCGCAAGAGCGGTAATGAGGCAAGAACTTTTCATGCCAACATCCACTCCATGGTCCCGATGACCGAGAAGATTACAGGTGTGCGTATGCGCTATTCTGCAGAGAGTGATGCAAAAGATCAGCGTCAGAATGTACTCGATAGCCGTAGAAACAAGAACATGGGTTATTCTACCGATTATGATTACATCGATTACCCTGCGCCAGATAGTGGCGATAACTCCACCGTCTATAATCTCGACTACATCGATTTCTTCCATAATCTGAGTAGTGGAGATAAGCATTGTTATATCGACCGCAAGACGGGCAATGCTTACCGAGTAAAGGTAAATGGCGATGCAACCACGACAGCCGACTTGAAACCGGTACTCTTTGAGGTAGGTCAGTTTAAGGGTGTAGAATATGGAGATTGCAGCGATGAGAACGAAGATTTCATTCACGATATTTCGGTAGATTTTACTCCTGTTCCGTTCAATGATGTGAACTATTTCAAGGAGATAGAAGCTGCCTATGGCTCTCACGAGGCAATCGACTCCTACAACGGCAAGAAATATGGTGTAACCATCGCCGATAGTCAGCCTATCCTCTGTGCTTATGTAGATGAGGATATGGAGCATGAGTTTGTGGAGCAGATTATCAATCAGACTATCTCGACTGCCTTCTGCGATTTCTATATGCAGCAGACCCTATCGCTCGTAGAAAGCTATGACCCGTCAGACACAGAGGATGGTAACTCTCCTTTGCAGGATGATTCCCGCTGGGGATTTGCTGTTGCTTTGATGCGAGGCGGTGGTAGTGATGCAACTCGCCAGTCTTACGATTACAACTACGACCATTTCGGCACATCTAAGTGGCGAACCGTGTCAGGCAAGTATGCCCTGGCATGTGATTCACTGGATATGATGGGTAATGAATTTGATTACAACGGTGTGCAGGAAGGTGTAGGCGATGGTGAACGTTTCTCGCTCAAGATACGAGCTTTCAAGGAACCATCGTGGTTAAGTGATCCGAAGTATCAAAATGTAGTGCTTTGCGATAATGATGAAGTAGATAAAAACGGTAAGGTAGTTAAGAAGATTCGCTCCCGCGGTCTCTTTGATACCTTCATTCTCCCATACGCCTATTTCCTCTTAAATAGAAAGAAGTTTATGGTAAGATGTACCACCACCGTAGCGCAGGTGGCCGATATACCTAACCACTGGCAGGAATGGTGGAACATAGGTGGCATGAAATGCCTCATAGATAAGGTGAATACCACCATCGATGCCAAGACGGGTATGGGCGAAGTAGAGCTAACGGTATACGCCCTCTAACTCCCTCTCGCCCCCGTTCCCAGCGATTCTATCGCTGGTCTCACAATAAGAAACATAAAAAAATGAAATAAAAATGAATAAAGAAATTTTGATTACCGGAACCGGTATTCATTCTGCCCTAGGCAGAAGTACCCGAGAAGTTGCCATGAACCTTTATAAGGGTAAATGCGGATTGCATCACGACGAACGCCGCGATAAATACAATTCCGATTTATGTGGCAATGTACCTAGTTGGAAAGCAGATTGTCTGGATATACTTACCCATGCGCAATACGAATGTATGCCTGCACATGGTTTTTATGTGCTCGATGCGGTATTCGAGGCACTGAAGAAAGCAAAGGTTAGTAAGGAGTTTCTTGAAAACCATAATGTATCAATCATCGTAAGCAACGACTCTGAATGTTATGAAAGCAAAGTTGTGGTCTCTCACGTAAAAAAGAATATCTCTAATCGTAGACTTCCGGTAACAACCCTGTTTCGCTCGCTCAATTCTACTATCAGCATGAACCTTGCATCTATCCTTCATATTCATGGCTTATCACTTACCGTGAGCGCAGCCTGTGCAGGAGGTGGTCACGCCATCGGACTGGCAAAAATGTTGCTCGATAGCAAGCAGACTGAAATGGTAATTGTGATTGGCGCGCAGGAATGCGGATCTCAATATTGCATGGAAGCTTTTGATGCCCTCGGTGTCTTCTCACTCGATAAGGTGCAGCCGTTTGGTAAAGGCAGAAATGGATTGGCACCATCGGGCGGTGCGGCTTGCATCATTCTCGAACCATCGGATAGTCTTCGATTGAAAGAAGAGAAGGTGCATTCATTCGCTTCCCTTTCCGGCTATGGCTTTTCTACCAATGGAAAAGCTATCACTACCCCTGATAGCTATCAGGAAGAAGTATCTATGCTGAATGCTATCGAGAATGCAGGATTGGATGAAGGTATGATAGACGTAGTACTTGCTCATGCTACAGGTACCCCGATGGGCGATGAAGCCGAGGCAAAGGCAATAGAGAAGGTCTTCCCTATCTGCCCTCACGTTGTAGCCACTAAGGGTATGACGGGTCACGAGTGTTGGATGGCAGGTGTATCACAAGCTGTGCAGGCTGTAGCGATGTTCACCTATGGCCGTCTGTTCCATGCAGCCACCACCGAGGAGAATGCCTTCCCACATCTTAACCTGGTGATGCGCCCTAAGTATTATGATCCTCATCATATCCTCTGTAATGCCTTTGGTTTTGGGGGTACAAACTCCTCATTTGTCATCTCAAAGGCTTTTTAAAGGTAAAAGGGTAAAAAGAACCTTACCCCTTTAAGCTTCCGTTCCCAGCGATTTTATCGCTGGTCCATTAATAACAAGTAATATGAAAAAAGAAGAAATAACTCCTCGCATTATCGGCATCGTAAACAGCCTGAAAACCTCATGGGTAAAACACGAGATAACCCCTTCCTCTAATCTCCGTGACGAGGTAGAGCTGGAGTCTATTGATTTCCTCGATATGATCCAGCAGGTGGAAATGATGTTCCACATCAAGATTACTCCCGAAGAGGCGAAAGATTGTAAGCTCGTTTCCGATGTAGTGAATCTCGTAATTAAAAAGAAAGAATAACATGGCACAGAAAATCAATCTCACATCGGGTTCTATCTTTGCCGGAAACCCGATAACTTTTACCATCACTCCTTCCGTGGCTACGAATCCTTCCTTCCATCGGGTTATCGTAGAAGTGAACTTTGATGATGGTACGGGCAGTTACGAAACCAATAAGCTCACCATCCCCGTTACTACCGAGGGAAGAGATGTATCGCTCGACATATCCTCTGCTCTCCGCATTACGCTGGATAGCTACAAGTATACCGCCACCCCGACCACCTACCCCGTGGTAAGCTGGTACATTAAAGCCTACGATGAGTATATGGATAACAACGGAGAGGTGCATACCAATGCGGGCGAAGTCTATTATCCTGCCGATGGCTCGAAGAATAAAGGTGAAACCAACCTCCGTTGCATAGCCGGAGCCTTCAGCGATATAGAGCGCCTGAAGTCGGGCGTAACCAAGGCTGTCACCCTTCTCTCCTGCAAGCCGACAGCTACCCACGAAATAGCCGTTGTAGGCGAGAGCTTCGCCTACCCGGTATCATATAGCGCAGCGCAGAACCTAGCCACCAGCAGCTCATTGACCGCCCCTGCATCCGAGGAACAGGCAATAACGAAAGAAGGTGCGCAGAGCATTCAGGGGCACCCTATCTATGCCCTGCCATCCTCTGAAGCTGAAAACCGAACCACATTCCGCTTCATCAATCGCTTCGGTTGTCTGGAGAGTATCAGCGTTCCGAAATCCTACTCTCAGAAGATGAGTGTAGAGAGCACGCAATATACGAAATCCATTCAGGAAATCTTCAATCAGTTTTCTCGTGCCGCTATCAAGAAGCAGAACGATCGCGAAGGCTGGCTCTATCAGAGCGACCCACTCACCAAGGCATGGCAGCAGTGGTATCTCCATGAGTTTCTGATGTCTGAGCACGTATGGCTGAAAGCGAATGATACCTGGCTCCCTTGTACCATCAGTCTTGAAGATGAGATAACCATCAAGGACGATACCGCCAGGAATATGTATTCCGTTTCCTTTACCGCCACCCTTGGTATTAACGGCGACCCTTTCGCCTCCCTCTAGCCCAGCGTGAGCTGTGTGTCTCCCTCTTGCCTCCGTTCCCAGCGATTCCATCGCTGGGTTTTTTGTCCCCACTAAAAAAGCGAAAACCCTTATCTTTGCTTTATATTTAATAATTTTAATCACAAAAAATGGTAACAGAAGTAAAAAATACGAACTATTGGATTTCGAGCAGTGCCCTTTATATCCAACTGAATGCGATGGGTGAGCCTGACTACATCCAGAGCAGCGTAGTGAGCGGTGCTTCCATTCTCTGTTATATGAACAATGTACCAGGACTTGGCTATGATGCCGGTCATAACTATCAGAGATGGACGCTGGCTTCCTACCCTTCTATCTTTCCCGATTCCGGAAAGAAGTACATCTATGTTGCCATCCCTCGTGTCCGTACGGGTGATAATGATATAGCTACTGTGGTGTTCCCGAGTCAGCGCATTGATATTTACGGAAAGGCTATCATTGAGCAGACAAAGGAAGACGGCAGCAAGGAACTGGTTTCCGGTGATCAGATAGGTAATGAGAACTTCTACTATATTTATCTGCAGGGTATTATCTCTGAGGTTAAGACCGATACAGACAACACCCGAAAGCGTGAGTGGGAGCAGCATATTGACTGCGGTTCCCTGGCTACGGACGAGGCGATTGCCAGCGGTGGAGAAGGTGCATGGTGGCAGTTTAATTCTGCAACCGATACCATCACCTTCCTCAAGACTATCCAGAAGGCTACATTCGAGGAACTGATCGCAAAGGTGGCAAAGATTACAAAGCTCATCCTGAACGGTAAGGATTTGACGGGCGTAGCTGATGATACGACCATTGAAACGAGCACTACTACCGTGGTTACTCCTCAGTATCTTGGGCAGTTTGGTGTGAAGCATTTCCTTGCGAAGGATAAGGACGATGTGGCACATGGTACTATCACCTTCGAGAAGATACAGAAGTTCTTGCAAGGATTGAACATTGGTGACGGAAACAGCAAATGGTCGGCTGATGGTACTCTGAGTCTCTTCCGTCTTCTTACCAACAACTTCTCTTCTGGTCTTTACGGTCAGGGTGCTCAGATAGATGAGAATGGCAATATAGAGGCAAACAGCATCTATGCCCGTCAGTTCATATCAGCACCTAAGTTCGTTTTCAATGAGATTTCCGTAACCAAAGCAGAGCAGTGGAATACGAACGGATATGGTACTATCGAGAGCGTGGACGTGGAGAATCGTACTATCACCCTGCATCTTGAGGAGAACGATTACGGCTCTCTGCAAGTGGGCGATATTTGTCGTGGTCTCTATGCCGACATTGACAATGCGCATGGAGCAGACAAGATAGAGGAAGGAGCATTGGATGACTGTAACTTCGTTCAGCACAAGGGCTTCTTCTCTACCTATTTCTACGTGAGTCATATCATCACAAGCGAGAAGGGTAAGTTCGTCTTCCAGTATGGCAAGAAAAGTTCTGTGACTCCAGACCCTTGCGCCTATATGGACTTTGCTCAATACGGTAGCTTCACCGATGAGAAGCGTCAGAGTAGCATGTATTTCTCTTCACGAGGAAATAGCTATATCGAAGTCTTGGACGGTGTATGTACATGGGAAGTGCAGTCGCAGAACCGAGTCGCTAGATACGGATGGCTTGGCGGTCTTACCCTTGTCAAGAAGGATGGCTCTACCGTGCGACCTGAAGGCAATGGCATCTATGTTCAAGACAACATCTACTTCGGAGGTAACATTAATTATCTGCAAGGTCTTTCTGGACTGGATGACTTGCGTGAGGAGGCGAAGGCTTATGATGTAAGTCTGTCTCAATACCAAAGCGTCATCACGGTAGATGATATGGGCAATGTCATAAATGGTCTCTATACCGAGGACGAGGCGAAGACTACGAAGCAATACCGCATCTCTACGGCTGTATTCGTCCGCAAGGGAATGGATATATTGCTTGAAGAGGATGGCAATACTGAGGACGTGACAGCAGGACATTATCGTGTACATGCCGTGAGCGAAGATTGTGAGGTGATGGTGCAGAACTCTACCATCTTTGTTACTTCTATCCGCAATATCAAGGACGGAGTGGCAGGAACTAATGACGATGCAAACTTCGATTATGATGCAATGCGCAAGGCTACGGATGCAATGGTAACGATTGTGGTGGAGCTTGAAGGCAAGACCTCGAAGATGGTGCAGATGCCTATCCGCATTCAGCATGATACCCTGCCTTTTATGGTGTGCGACCTCAGTAACGAGAGCGCATCGGTGGCGTGGAATACCAAGACAGCTAAGTATATCGGCTTGCCTATCAAGACCAAGGTGTCATTGCTTTATCACAATGAGCCATGGGCGATTTCCTCGCTTAATATCTCTAAGGTGGCTGGTCTGAAAACTTCGATGAGCATTGAGGGCAAGGCGAAGGTGATTACCATTGATGCGGATAACCTTACTGCCGATACCCTTGCTCAGGTTACGAAGATGAACATCACGGTTGTTGGCAGATATGCAGGCGCAAACTATGAGTATACAAGGGAGCTTACCATTCTGAAATCGTCTGATACCGTAGTCTATGAGCTGATACCTTCTGCGGACAGCATCGTGATTGATAAGGACGGAAACACGACAGTTAATTCCGTAAGCTGTGATGTCTATGCCACATCATCCGATGATAAGCGATACAAGCTGACTGCCCTCCCTTCGGGAATGTCGCTGAAATACGGAAAGAGCGAGAATGCAAATAAAGACTTGGCTCTTGGTGCTGGTGTTGATGTAACGTCAGACGACAAGATGGTTACTTTCGCTCTCTTTGACAGTAATAATAACATGCTCGACAAGGAATCTGTACCTGTGGTGGCATTCGGTAAGGATGGTAAGGGCATCGAGTATATCTTTAAGTTGCAAGATACAGCTCCTTCCAACCCTACACCTGACAACTATGCGACAAACACGGAATATCAGCGCACGGATAAGGAATTTGTTCCTAGCGGATGGACGGATGACCCTACGGGCGTGGATGCAGTGAACCAGTATGAATGGGTAAGCAAGCGAGTATCAACCAACGGTCGTTGGGGAGCATTCTCTGAGCCTGCGGAATATGCACACTTCGGAAAGCATGCCCCTAAGGCGAAGTCAGACGATGATATTGTCACTATACCGACAGACAGCGATGGCAATGCTCTTCTGGCATTCAGAGAGGAAGTTGGTTTTAGCCTTCTCGTAGATGGGCATGAATGTAATATCTCATCTATCCAAAAATACAGTTCTACGCTCAGTAATGTTTCTTGCTCTATCAGCAGCAATGTAGTTACAATAAAGTGCGAGGAAGGTGCTAAACTCGGTATTACCTCGCAGACCGTTGTCTTCAAAGTGACGGGCACGCTTGACGGTTCAACCTATATAGACTATGTGACCGTGAAGGTAGTACCTAACGTGACGGGTTCTGACGGAGATGGATATGAGTATATCTACTATCTCTCTTCGTCAAGCTCTGCATCGTCAATATCAACACCAAGCCGAAAAAACGGTAGTCTGACAATCGGTTGGCAGGATGACCCGATGGCTCCTACTGTAGATAAGCAATACGTGTATGTAGCATACAAGAAGGGAGTAGTGGGAAGTGATGGTACATTCTCCACACCGAAGCTCTTTAACCGTTATCCTAAGAGTATCTCTAAGCAGGAAACGAGGTTCTATACCAATAGTTCTTTAACTCCTGCTCCTCTTGCTACAACAATCTGGAATAATGGTTCTACCACCATGCCGACAGATTTCAATGATAGCAATCCTTGGCTGTGGAAGATTATCAGAACAACCTACACTGATGGCACTACGGACGATGTGGTTTCCTGTGAGGGATATAAGGCGAAGGATGGCATAGGCATTACAAGTGTAAACACATGGTATGGCTTGTCAAAATCCATGACTTCCCAGCCTAGCAGCTTCACTTATAATACCCTGTCTAAGGTCGTAATTGAGACACATGCAAATGATTATGTATGGAGTGCCGACAAGGTAACCTATACTAATAATGATGAAGCCTTCACTGGCATCTATTGCATTGGTAAGTGTTCAGACCTTGCATCGGTAACAGAGCAATATGGTACATCGGCATCCGACAAAGATAAGCCTACTTCATGGGACGATGCCTATCCTACTGATGCCTCTAAGGGAACGTACATTTGGAGTCGTGATAAGATAGTATGGAAAGACGGTAAAACGACTTATTCCGATGCACAGCTTATCGGCTATATCGCTACCGATGGTAAGCATGCGCCTAAGGCTTCATCTACGGACGATATTGTTACGATACCTACTGACAGTAATGGCAAGGCACTGGCAGCGTTCAGCGAGGATATTCATTTTAGCCTTCGTGCAGACGGAAGGGACTGTAATGTAAGTCAAGTTGTTAGAGACAGGGCAAATACTACTAATGTGTCTTATTCCATAAGTGGTAATACGGCTTCTATATCGTGTGCAAAAGGTGCGAGACTCGGCATGGTTGCACAGACTATAGTTTTCAAAGTGACAGGCACACTTGATGGTTTCAGCTATATAGACTATGTGACCGTGAAGGTAGTGCCAAACGTGACTGGTGCAGATGGTGACGGATATGAGTATATCTATTATCAGTCTAATTATCTAAATAATGATTTCTCTGCACCTAAGCGAACAAACGGAAAACTTACTGATGGATGGCAGGATGACATGATGGCTCCAACAAAGGATAAAAGATATGTTTTCGTGGCTTATAAGCGGGGAGAACTTGGCAGTGATGGTGAGTTCTCGATGCCAGAGCTTTTCAATCGTTATCCTAGAAGTATCATCAGTCAGGAAACGAAGTTTATTGCATGGCATTCTCTGACGGATGCTCCTGATGCTAACGAAATATGGTATTATGGAAGTACGGATATGCCGAAAGATTTCAGTGACGACAAGCCTTGGCTGTGGAAGGTGGTCCGAACCAACTATACTGAGGGTGACCCTGAATATACGGTATCCTGCGAGGGGTATAAGGCTAAGGATGGCGATGGTCTCATCGTAGGCTATCAGTCTTCAGCTTCAGAACCATCAGTTCTTCCTACCCCGAAAACGCTTGCCGACTATGATAAAGCGCAGGATGATATTGGCAGCGGCTGGACAAAGACGGCTCCATCTACGGGGGGTAAGAGTATCGTGCTGGGTGGTAAGATTACAACAGATGAGATTAGCGACCGGTACAACAGCAGTACAAACGCATGGGGAACAGAAGAAAGTGAAATTCTGTTAGATGGTATCAAGCAGAAGAAAACATTCTATAAGACGCCTGCCTCTCTTGGTAACAACGGCAAGTGCATACGCCGTATTAAGGTTGTTAACCATTTTCGGGATAGCTATCTCAGAGTGATGATGAAGTCTTACTCTGAAACTACCTATGACCTGGTATGTATCTCCCGTCTCTATCTTCCATCTGAGGTTATCGATGACAAAGGTAATCAGCTGAAGACAGACGATGAATATCTCAGCAAATCGAAGTATGCCTATGAAGTAAGCGGCGACGGACAGAGCCTTGTTGCTGAATTATCCATGCCTGATGCAGGAGAATATTATTTCTTTATCGGATATTTCAAGGATGGCAGCAACGACAGCTACGGCGACTATGGTCTCTTTGCCTGGCAAGCAATGATAGCTCTTACTGAGAGCTTGTGGCGTACCGACGGAACCGTAGATGATGCCAGCAACATAACCTGGAGCAAGGCGATGCCGATGCAGGCAGAAGCTATCGTTATGGAGCGCGCCTATATCGCTACCGCTAACGATACGTCAGTGCCAGCCAAGCCTTACCGTACTAATGGTATCTTGCAGGGAGGATGGACGGCAAAACGGCTGGCTGTATCGTCTGCAAACAGGTTTATATGGGAATCTGTTCGTGCAGGAAAACATGGTACTGACTCTGTTCAGGACGATTGGAGCCAGCCTGTTGTGGTAGCCAACTTTGCCGAAGCCGGAAAGATGGGCAAGAACGGCTGCATCGTCCGTAATTCCGAAGGATGGAAGAGTGGCGCAACGTATCATAATGATTCTGCCCTGACCAAGGAACAGAAGTATATCGACCTGATATATATCGAGGATAACAATGCTAACGATGGCTGGTCTATCTATCAATGCAACGTTACGCATACGGCTACGGGCAGTTCATTCGACCCATCAGCAGTTGACGCTGACAAAAATAAGTTATGGACGAAACTGAGTGATGCTGGTCCGATGTATTCTCCTCTTATCGTGGCAAAAAATGCGGTTCTGAAGTTCGCCCAGGGTCAGCAGTTTAACCTGATGGAAGGTAACAATATCTTTGGCTCGTTCCGATGGGTTAAGGATGATGGGGATTACGCTTTCTGGATAGGCGGTACGTCTGGCGCTGTAGCTACTACTTCCATCACCAAGGGCGGCAAGCTGAAGACGACCAATGCGGATATTACAGGTAAGATTACGGCTACGAGCGGACAGATTGGCGGCTTTAAACTGGAAGATAATAATCTTGTCTGTAGCAATGCACGATTAGCTATTGGAGAGGAAAGAAATAACTTTACCCGCATGGTGGTTCTGGATGCAAAGAGTTTTACCTATGATAGTTATAACTTTGCTCTATCTGTTGTAAATTATGGTATTGTTACTCAAAGTTCTACAACTCAAGCTGGAATCCACATTAACGTTGGTGCTTCCAATGCTAGTGTTCAATACCCTGGCATTGTAATGGAAAATGGTACATTCGTTGGTTTCCGTGTTCCTATTGTCCCACTTTCTTACAGTATGGATTTGCGCAATAATGCTTCAATTTATGCGTCAGGAATGTGTATCCGCTGCAACAATTCATCTAGCATCACGATAACTTTGCCAACTTCTGCAACAGGTGCTAAAACAGGAGATGTTTTTACTGTTATAAGAGCAGGAACGGGTGATGTTACAATAAAAGCACCTACTGGAGTTAATTATTATACTGCAAGTGGAAGATCTGGAGACTTCACGAGTTCCAAAAGGTACGAGCATATCCAGCTTGTATTTGATGGCGATACGTGGTTCTCTGAATGTAGTAATGATTCTTAAAAAGTAAAATATTGTTATATAATAAAAAGCAAAGAATATGAAAGTTAAGTTAGAACATCTCGAAGTATTCGTGACACTCGACAAGAGCCAGTGTCAGGTAGTAGACGCACGCAAGCAGATTGCGAACATCATCTATTCTCAGGGTGCAGGTTTGGGATTGGCAGGACAGGCTCTTGCCGTCAAGATGTGGAACGGAAGTGATGAAACCGACTACTCGCAGGAAGAGCTTGATATCATTAAGGGGCTGGTGGAGAAAACCACCGCTCCTTGTTTCATCGAAGCAGTCAGCAAGGCAATCAATGAATCTTTAAATCAATAATTTTATGGCAACAGAAACAAAAATCAATGACATAGCCAGCCAGCTTAATACGGCATCACGGCTCGTAGTGAGCACAGACTTTTTCTGGGTTTACACAGCTAGCGGCTTGCAGGTCAAGATTCCTGCCGAGTTCGTAAGGGCTTATCTCGCCAATGGCATAAAGCCTAGCATCAACAGCGATGGTAATTGGGTGATAGGTGGAGAATCTACAGGTGTGAAAGCCGAGGGTGTAACACCTAAGTTCCGAGGTGGAAATGAGGGTATTGAAGTGAGCTATGATAACGGCTCTACATGGAGTATGCTTGCACTCTATACTTCGATGAGTCCTGTTATCACAGACCTTATCGAAGCGTATAAAAATATCGTCAATTCCGAGCAAGGTCGTGTTACTGCGGAGAACGGTCGTGTGACTGCGGAAAACAGTCGTGTTAAGGCTGAAACATCAAGGGTAGATGCGGAAAAGGCTCGTGTGGCAGCAGAGACTCAGCGTGAATCTGATTTTGCGGAATCAAAGGCGGCTGCCGACAAAGCAACAGCAGATGCTAACGGTGTAGCGCAGCACCCTCCTTATGTAGACGCGGACGGATACTTTTACAGATGGGATACAACCACCAAGGCTTATAGCAAGACGGACGTGAACCTTACTGGAAAGGCTTTTCAGATTAAGAAGGTATTCGCTTCCGTTTCAGCGATGAATGCTACGGACGTAAACACCTTTGCCGAGAATGATTTCATCCTCATCAATACCGCTAATGTGGAGGATGAGGATAACGCAAAGCTCTATGTAGTCGCTCTTAATGAGCAAGGGCATAAGTTCTACAGCTATCTTGTAGATATGAGCGGTTTCCGTGG